AACTTTTTTAGCAACTGTAGCTTTACGCTGTGCTTTAGTTAAAGATTGTGCTTTTTTCTTAGGTAGACATCTTGTGGTAGCTTTTCCTTTTTTCATTGTACCACAATCACCAGATATATTACCGGATGTATTTATTCTTACCCAATTTTCTTTTTTAAACCAATCACGTAATGATTCTTTAACTCTTTCTTCTGGAGTGAGGGAATCTACTTGAGGTTCACCTTTCACTACTCCTAAGTTATAATTAAATTTATTTATTATACCTCTTTGAGGTACTCTACCTATTTCGTTAGTTTTTTTTTTCTTACCACTCATTTGGCCTTTACATACTTTAACAGCACGACCAGATAAGTAGGCAGATGATTTCTCACCAGCAGCCATTCTTCGCTTTCGGTAAGCTTCACCTTTTTTACAAAGTTTTTCTTTAACTAAATCTTTTATTCTATCCATCAGCTAACATCCATTGCGTCATTGTGACTTAATTCAATTCCTATGTTATCAAATACCTGTTCTAAATCATCATAATATCTAGAATCATAATTTCTTCCTCCAAAATTATTATCAACCTGAATTCCTAATTTTTTAGCTACATGACGAATATCATCACTATCAAATCTTCTTTCTCCTCTATAGTCATCTTCATCTTTAATAGTTATTTCCTCTCTATTCTCATCATAAACCTGGATTTTATATAAACGGCCATAATCAGTGTAGGTAAAATCTATTTTTTTAACTAATGGGACTATGCCATCAATATAAGTTTCAATCTCCTTTCGAATTTCTTCTTGCAGGTGATTTAGCTTCCAAGCATGATGATCAAAATTGTTTTCCATTACTTTAATTTATTATAAATATGTAAAATTATTTTTTAAGTGACTCTAGATGATCAACTACTTCTTTTACGTAATCATCTACTTTATCAGTATTTAATTTTCCATGCCAAGTTTCTATATCTCCTTGTTCAGTAACATGACCCTCATTTGATTCATTTAATTTTTCTTTTACAAAATCTTTAAAGTCTTGTATTCTACTATCTATTACTTTATTATTTACTTCATTAAAGTGTTCTTCATATTTACCTTCAGCTTTTAATTTATCTTCAAATTTAGCATAGCAGTTTAAACAAAAATTGTAAGTATGATAATAAGGTTTATCAACTCTTCTATTCATTGTTTTTTTACATTTAGGGCAAAATAAAGGCATTATGTGTGCCTTTTTAGCTTTATCTAGTTTAGTAATATTTTGTTTAATACCATCTTTAATAGTCCAAGTACGACCATCATGACTATTCCACACATCGCCTTCTTCATGAAAAATTTCTGGTTTGCTATAACCGACTGATTCTCTTGTTTTCTTGCCATATTTTCCTGTTACAAGATTACGGATTCTTTCTACGTCCTTTTTAGCAAATTCTTTTTTTAGTTGGGTCATAAACCTAATTTTTTTAAATCATTGATTACTTGATTAGCATTTTGGTATAATATAGCTGTTCCACCTGCTGCATCCCATCTATCAATTGTACTACCTTTATCATCAATTAAAATATCAAATTTTGTTAATTTGGGTTTAACTGTATGTTTTTGTTTAGCTGATCTATACGTTACTTTTGGCTTTGTTGAATACAATGTACCAACTTTATCTTTAACCCACAAGCCTTTTCCAATAACACTTTGTTTTTTAATTGAAGGTGCAGTTAACATCTCAAATGGATGTTGTTCTACATATTTAACTAACTTTTGGGCATCAGGCATTAATTCAATACCCCTCCAAAATGCTACCTTATGTTTTTCATCTATAAAATCCCAAAAATCATTTAAACCATTTTTATTAACATAATCCTGGGGCATCATACCTGATAAATCATTAAATCTTTTATCAAAGTCCGCTACTACTCCATCCATATCTAAATAAATGTAATATTTTTCTTCTTCAGCTATTTCAAATATAGCTTCGGCTAAACCAAAAGGATCTGTATTAGTCCAACTTCTAAACATAATGTTACCTGTTTCGTAAGCTTCTCTTTCTAATTGCTCTAATTCTGCATCTGCATTAACATTGTCTGTTTGAATATCATGTAATCTATCTTCATGGTTCTGGTGGACATGCACTAATTCATGCGCATATGAACGTAATATATCCTTAGGATGTCTGCCTAATGTGTATAACACGACCTCATTAGTATTTGGGTTATAATACGCAGTTTTACCAAAGAAATTATCTGCGTTTTTAAAATCAGTATGAATAAATTTAACTTTAGGATATGGTTTTAATGTTAAACCATCTTTTTCCATACTAGATGTTAATGATTTAATTAAAGGTTTAAAATCAAAATTAATAGGATCTAATACCTCATTTAATTGTTTTAATCGTTGTGTTTTTTTCTTAGATGCTTCTTTTTTCTTAGTTATATAATCTAAACCAGTTTTTAATCTTTTTTTAACAGCAGGATCTTTTGCTCTACCATATGCTGCTCTTACTCTTTGATGTATTAAATTAATAATTTGTGATTTTCTAGCATGTGATTTAGCTTTAAATGATTTTTTATTTAAAGTATCTACTATATCTTGTCTAGTAGAAAATTTAATACCAATTGTATCTTTAGGGTCTTCATCTGTGTATAATCTACGTCCTGATTTTTTAGGTTTTTTACCTGTACCTTTTTTAGGATCTTTTTTCTTTTTTCTACCTTCATTTACACCACCAATATGCCTAGCATTAAATTTATCTTTTAAATGGTTATTTAATTCATTATCCATATTAAAATTAGGATCCAATACTTTATCATCTGGTTCATCCATAAACTTATCTGAAGCTGCTTTTAAAAATTCATTTTCTACAGTATCATCTACAATTGCAGATGCATCATCATCTACATCTAATTTATCTAACCATGTATTAGTTTTAATATTATCTGGTTTATTAAAAGCTGCTTTAAATATACCATAAGCATCTATAGCCGTACCTACTCCTGGAAGTAAATTTAATGCTGCTGTAAATGCTTTACCTCCTACATCTTTAAATTTTTTAAGGTTTTGATCTTTTTTTATATTTTTTAAAGCTAATTTTAAATCACCATAAGTTTTAATTTCTATTGATTTTTCAGGTGCTTTTTCTAAATCAATTTCTTCCATAACTGTATCATTTATATAACCAAAAATTTCATCTACTTCCTCATCTTTTAATTGTTTTGGAAGTAAAGGTTTTAATTTTTCTACTGATATTTTTGCTGCATTTCTAGCTGCTGTGCCTGATGCTCCACCTTGTGTTACAACAGTTTCAACTCTTAAATTTGGATATTTATCTACTGATGTTGTTCTTATTGCTATATCTTTAAAATCATCTTCATTACCTTCCCTAGCTCCAATTACGAATATAACATCTTCTTCTGGGTGTTCTTTAGCGTAATTATAAACTGCTTGTATAGGTGGTTTAGGACTTAATTTAACTTCAACATTAACGGGTAGATATTGTTTATAGATATCCCATATAATAATTGATTCTTCAGGTGTTACACCATCTCTTTCTTTACCACCAATTAAAATAATGAATTTATCAATGTTAGGGTTTTTTTTAATAGCTGTTTCTACTACTTCAAAATGGCCAGCAGTTGGTGGTTTAAAACCACCTCCATATACAGCTATAGTTCTTTTTTCTTCCTCGGGCAATAATCCCCTTATTATTTCTTTAACTAAACTCATTTACTTATTTAAAAATTTTGATAAGGCTACTTGTGCCTCTTCTCTTGAAATAGAATTGTCAATTATATCTTTAACACCTTGATCTGCTAGTAAAGCTCTAATTTGAGAGTTTGTTTTTTCCTTTTGTCTATCAGAGTATGCTTGTCTTGCTGCTGTTTTTGGTTTAGTATCTTTAGGTGAAAATGGTTTTAAATATTTATCTACTATTGCATCTAAATCTTCTAGTTTTTCATCTTCTAAAGTATTAGCAACTGATATAAAATTATCATCTCCAAATAAAGCTCTATAAGGGCCATAATTTTGAGTTACATTATTCCATGTTTTTAATACAATCGCTGGTGCTAAACTTCTATCTTTACCACCTGATGCTTGGAATCTTAATTCATTTTGTTTAAGTGATCTTTCTAAATCAGTATAAACATAAAGCATAAATACTTCATATCCAGCTTTTTTTAATTCTTCAACTAATGCTTCCGTTTTTTTATATGAGGCAGCTGTACCATCTAAAATAAAATTTTCTTTACCTTCAACTGTTTTTTCAACTTTACCTTTAAATTCTTTATTAGCATCTGCCATTGCTAAAGCTTGTTTACTTCTTTCTTCTGCACTAGCATTTTTTAAGTCTAATGATACATTTGCTTTTTTAAGATTATTAATATAAGCATCATCTATATTTAATACTTGGAATCCTCCAATATTTAAACCTTTTAAAACATACCCTTTTCCAGCGCCAGGGGCTCCAGCTAAAATTATTGCTTTTGGTTTATCTTGTCCTCCAATAGCTCCAGAGTTTACACCTGCAGCATTAGTTACTTCTTGTAGTATGTTTTCTAGTTTTATCATATGTTATAAATATGGAAGTTTAAATCATGTTCATTTTTTTTAAAAACTCTAACTCTTCCTTAGTTACCTCCATAACATTCTTTTGCATAATTTCTTGAGCGCGATTATATTCCTGCTCTTCCCAATAAATTTCTTCACTTGTCATATACACCATGTTTTATTTCTTCAACAAAATTTTCAGTAATCATTTTAGCTGTACTAGGACTATTACTTTCCAATGCATCTAAAATCTTATTTAATGTTAAATAAACTAATTCTTTATCCATTTTTTTCAAATATTTCGTTAATTTGTTCTCTTGATTGCCATCCTATAACTTCACCATCTCCTACCATTACTTCAAATGAGGAAACATCTTCAACATTATTGGCTCTTTTTCTAACACCTGCTCTAGATGTACTGTACAAACCAACACCAGCTACAACTGATATTCTTTTACCATTATCACATACTGCTGTTGCTTGAATAGCATCTGGTACTACTGGGTGATCTTCAAAATTTAAATTTTTAAATTGCATAATTATCTTTCTAATATTACAAATGAACCAAAATATCTATCAAATACCTTAAGTAATTCTTCATAGTCCCCTTTAGTCATTTCTTCTCTAATTGAGTCCCAATCTAAACTTAATTGTTTACTAAAATTTTTAGCATATCCTAGTAATGCAAAAGCATTACCATCTGGACCTGTTAAATCTATTATCATAGGATTTTTAGGGGATAAATCTTTTTTCTTTCTTATCATAACCTTTATTATTTTTATTATTTACGGTGTAAATATACGACCCTTCTATGCGGTAGCCAAATTTCTACGCGGAAGTCTTTAATTCTTCTACTAAAGTATTATATAAACTGTAGCTACTTATTTTAACATTGATATTAGGATTTATCTTTAAAACAGATTCTTTTATACAATTTACATCATTACTATCCATGTTTTCTTCAATTAAAATATTACTTTTAAAAAAAGGTACAAGGTCACTGTAATGGTCTGATAACCCACGTTCGCAATTAGAGCTCTGAATTAGATAGATATTATTACTATTTTTAATATCGTTAATGATATTAGTGTATCGTTTTAAATATTTCTTTTTAATGGTAGATAACTTATCTTCTTTTTCATGGATGAACATCATATTATATGTTTTATCCCATATTTGTTTTCCTTCAAATAAACCGCTATTTACTATTTCAACATCATCAAATATGTTATCTAAACCATTATCTAATATATAAGATACAGTTTTATATGAATTACCACTCCAATCAAAAGGATAATTTATTACTCGAACTTTTGCTTCATTAGCAGCATAAGCTGCTGTACATACCTTACCTATAGGAAAGAATATTGTTTTAGACATTTCGTTTTACAGAAGTTTTAAACGAGGTTGTTGCTGGTTTATGTTTAGGATTTTCTAAATCAAATATTCTTTTTACTGATTTGTAAATATCAATATTTTCTTCTTGTGATCTAGGTGATTCATATATTTCCCAATTTTTACCTTTTAAACGTTTACCCGAATTATCTACTCCTCTAGATTTAGATTTTAACCATAATACCCCTATACGAGCTGCTTCTTTACCAAAACATTCTTTATAACATTGAGCATATGCTGCACCTTGTAAGTCATAAGTTGTTTGTAAATGGTTAGATGTTTTAAAATCAATAACCCATAATTCACCATCAATTTCACAAATTAAATCACAAGTACCAGCTACTTTAAGTTCTTCACTAAATAAATGTACTTCTGTTTCAATTAACGTGGGTTTATGAGTTTCCCAAAAATCAACAAAACGTAAAAACATTTGCCAAACTAAAGGATCCATTTTAGGATAACCACTTTCGCTTAAATAATTTAATTCTTTACCTGCAAAATAATCCTCTATCATTTCATGTACAGCTGTACCTTCTTCACTAGCTTTTTTAACAATCCAGTCAGCACTATAACCTACCTTTTTAAGCCAATCTTGAAAAAATTTGCCTTTTGGATAACAATTTAAAACATAAGTAATAGATGGATAATACTCACCATTACGTCTGTAATACCTTGAATCAGGTAGTGTAATTTGTTTGTGATCGTCTGAGATCTCTAAAATTCTATTATACGATTTTTTTATCATAAAGATAATTTGTGTTCCAATAGGGATGAATAAGTTAAAGGAACTGTTTTTTGTATTAGTTTAGTGAAATTTTTAAAACCCATTTCACTCGGATCCTTATCTTGCATATCAACAAAATAGACTTCTTTACCTTCCATCATTAATTTTTCACAAAAGTGTAAAGCTTGTTTTATAGCATCCTTATCTAACGCTATATAAATCTTTTTTACATAAGAAGTAACTATTTTTTTCATTAAGTTACTTTGAATATTTTTACCTAATAAAGGTATTGCATTTCTTTTAATTGCTATTGCATCAAATAAACCTTCACATATTATAATAGGTAATTTCCAATTAATAAAATGTTCATTAGGTATTATATCTCGTGATGTTTGTGGGTTTCTATACTTTACAAAAGCATCTTTTTCAAAAGAACGTGCTGTAAAATAATTTAATCTACCATCTGAATCATAAGTTGGTAAAATTATCATGTTTTTATATAAGCCACTTTCACAATAACCAATATTATATTTGCTAACATCCGTGTTAGTAACACCCCTTTTATTAAGATACGCTAAGGCATGTCGTTTAATTATATTGTTGTTATCTAATTGGTCTAAACGTGTATATTCTGAAGGTAGTTTGAGTGCATTTACAACTTTTTCTTTAGTAACGTAATTAACATCTTTAACATAAGTTTTAGCTTCAGATATTTTATCTTGAGATGCTCCTGCTTTTCTTAATAATTGAAGTATTGATTTACCTTTTTTATTACACACCCAACAATGCCAAGGATTATGACCTTGTTTGTTTTCAGTAAAATTAATTTCTAATTTTGGTTTATGGTGATTACAATGAGGACAGGTGTAAGCCATATTTCCTCTTGCAGTTTGTTTCCCCGTGCCAAGCACAGAGTTAACCAAAGTCACTAATAACTGATTAATCATATGGACAATATACGTTAAATATTATTAATTTCCACGGGATCTTCATATTGCATTTCTTGAAGATCCTTAGTAAAGAATTTGCCTAATATATTATCATTAAAAAATTCATCAGGTTTTTCTAATACTTGGTATAGCATTTGATATTTTATTTCAAAATAGGTTAATGCTTTTTTAGTAGGTACACACTTTAATATATTACGTGTAAATTCATCTTTCTTACCTTCAGATAATAATACTTTAATATCTTTTTGAGAACCATAATAGTTTAACCAATCTGATTCTTTTACTACTAATTTGTAAGCTGGACGACGTCCTACTACTCCTTGCAATTTAGCAAGTTCTTTTTTTCCTATTTTGACTTTTTTGTTGTGAAATAAAACTTTTTTTCCAATATATTGTTTCCCAGTTGGTTCATGTTTTACAATGTAAACAAACCCATGTGTTTTTTCTGGGAATTGATGGATATCGACCATTTTTTGGTTTTGATAAGTCCAACTCATAATTTTTGTTTTAGTTAATTTAGATTAACGCAACGTTAATACATATTAATTTAATAAAAAATCTTTGGCAAATAATACTCTTTTATTAGTGTCAGGAGGGTATGGTATTTTTTGATATATATCTTCACTTACCCACCAGTCTTCATATGGACTATTATTATCTGGAGAGATGTTACCTGCCATTAAAACATAACCCGCTTCTTGTAATAATTTCCTTGATTTATCTCTATAACTTTTACTATTATCACAATAATAATCATGTTCATAAGTTATAATTCCAAATTGTAACTCATTAAAATTAATTTTTTGTAAAACTTTATAGGTATTGCTAGCTGGGTCTACATCTAATTGTAGATAATCTATATAACGTGAATTTATATGTTCATCACATATTTTTGTATAATCAGCAAATCTAGCATCTTGATCTAAACAAATATCATTTGGTCTTTGTTCTTTCCATAATTTAAGAAATTCTTTACTTATATCTAGTGATACACCTTTATAACCCCATGCTTTTAATAATGCTGTGTTATTACCATAGTAAGGACGTCCAGCACCTATTTCTAAATAAGTACCATTTTTCTTACCATCTAATGCAGATAAAACAAACATATCTTGATAACATTGAGAATAGTTTTCTTTTACATTTATAGCCCCTTTAAATTGATATTTTAAATTTTTATAATCGGAGTTTTTATAAGGTAATAAATCATGCCAAGTAGTTTGTTCAGGTCTTTTATCAATTAAATTAAAATTAATACAATTATTAATTACAGTCTCTCTATGTTTTTCGTCTACATAAGGATTATTATATAATTCTAACCATATTTGTTCTGATAGTTTTCTTTGACCAATATACCAACATACAAATGCTTTTTGGAATCTTAATTCCCATTCTCCTTTATAACCAACATCATAAGGTAAAGGATCTTCATAAACATATTGTAATCCTAAATCAGCATACATATTAGCTATCATCCATTCTTCTCTTTCACTGTACCATCTACATAAAAATAAATAAGCTTCTGGTCTAGTAGGTAAATAAGCTATAGCTTGTTCTAATTGACCTTTTTCATATTTTTTACGTCTTTTTGTTCTATTTAATTGTAACCAAGTTTTTAAAATGCCATTATAAGCTAGTACTGGGTCTGAGTCATATGTTAATTCTGATGCTCTTAAAAAATAAGATAATGCAGCTGCTCCTTGACCTATGTTTTCATATTCTTGACCTAATTCAGCATTAACATAAGGATCTAATGGATCCTGAATATATTTGTGTAAGTATTCTTTTAGTCTTTCCATTATAATCCGTTATTAATCCAATCATTTCTATTTAACCATCCTAATTTATTTAATAATTTAGTTGGCATTTTTAATGCATAAGCAGCATTATCTTGATAACCATATGTTATAATAAAATTGTCATCTTTTATAGCTAAACCACAAGCAAATTCAATTTTAGCAGCCATAAATTTAAATGGTAATGAAACTGCCTCTAAATTCCAATCTTTATCCCAAATAACAAATCTATGGTAATATTGAGCATCTTTATGATATCCTGGGTTATGATAGAAATCTACTTCATGTGTTACACATATTCTACTTCCATTTTTCCAAGGTATTACTTGTGATCCTCCTCTTAATTCAAATGGAACTTTTAAGTTATATGGTTTAGTTATAACAATTTTACTTGTTTTATTAACAGGATCGATTTTAGCTATTTCTAAATTATTAGCCCATTTAATAAAATGCATTGGCATATCTAATATAGGCATCCAATTTTTTTCTAAATAAGTTGGTACTGGTGGTTCAATTCTATCTCTTGTTACTTCCTCACAAGTATCATGTGTCCAATTTACTTCACATAATTCCATTCTACCTTCACCATCAGGTTTAACATCACGCCTTACACCACAAGCATATAAAATATCATTCCATCTAAATACTCTAACATCTTCTAAACCAATAAATGTCCATTTTGGTTTAATATCATGTTTTGAAGTATCTATTTTTTGATGTGTTTTAACTTCTAAGGTATCAGGATCTAATTTACATAAATAATTTCCTGTTCTTAATACAATATCATCTTCAGGATTTAAATAAGCTAAACAACCCCAAACACAATAGAAATTCTGGTTAAATTCACTATGATATAAAGAATAATGTACGTGTCTAATATTAGCTATAATATCATCATTATCATCTATAAAAACAGATACATTGCATAAACCTGTACCATCAGTTAGGTTACCAGGTATTATTAAGGGTGAAATTGAACCCCCGTTATCTATAACAATTTTCGCTAAATTATCTATCATATTTTATTTATAATGTCCTCCACCTAACCATAATACGAAAGATTTTCTGGTTCCCCTAGTAACTGGTGTAACTCTATGCATTAAATAAGAAGGAAATAATACAACACAACCTGCATTTCTTTCAGCTTTTTCAAATGGGCCTTCCATACTTCCACCTCTAAATAATTCTAAATCTCCTCCTTCATATTCATCAGGTTCTGATAATTGTACTGTAATTGAAACTTTTCTTTTTGATAACAATCCAGGCCCAATGTCAGCATGCCAATCATAATGTCCAGCAGGTGCATGATATTCTGTATATTGTATCATTTCTGGTATCTGATTTAAATCAAAATGCCATATAGCATTATTAGCTGTTACAGCCATATTTGCTAATTTTTCATATAACCAAAACCAATCTCCATTTTGTGGTATCCATTTAATATTTGATTTTCTTACTTTTTTATTATCTCCAGCAGTTGTAGCTTCATTCCAAGGTAAAGTATAAACATCATCCTCAATTTTATCTAATTCAGCTTTGCTAAATCCTTCTTTAAAAAAATAATAATTTTGAGAATCAGTTTCTTGTTGATCAAAAGTATAATTTAAATTCATTATATATTATTTAATATTTGTTTTTCGTTAAAAATACTATCTGTACTTTTATAAGGCATATATACTAAAGGTTCAATTAAACTAAACCCTTCATAACAAGTATAAGGTAAAGCTACTTCATATTCATTTCTTATTATATTATTATGAAGTTCATAACCAAATTCATTGGGTGATGTAGTTACCCAACATACTGTTGAAGGTAAATTTAATGCCGTAGCCATATGTTGAGCAAAACTATCTATAAATATTCTTTTATCTGATTTTAATAATAATTTTGCTATTGATATCATATCACCATCTGCTACTATAGTATTATCATATGATATTCTTTGTTTAGGTCCTTTTATATGATAAATATCATATTCATCTTTATATTTTTCAACTATTTTATTTACTATATTAGCTGGTATGTCTCTAGACCAATTATAATTGTATAACTCTGTTTCAGTACCTCCATTAGGATGAAGAACCATTATAGGTCTTTTCTTTTCAAATACTTCAAATTTTTGGGCTTCAGCATATAATTCATCTGGGAGATGTAAGTTGGGGATTTCATCATTATAATCTAAATCATATAGATTTGCCCAAACCTCAATTAAATGTTTTTTCTTAGTAATCATATCAGAATGGTGATATGGATCTAATACCATTACTTTATCATAATCATGACCTTTATCAATATAAAATTTTCTGTTTTTAATATTATCTAATTCATCAATATAAGGAATAAACTGGAATATTTCTGGATTTGATGCTAATACTGTTAAGTTGCTATCAGGGTATTTATTTTTAATGAGTTCAACTATTACAGTTGCTGCTATATTTTTACCTATCCCTCCTGGTACTTCAAAAACTATATTCATACTTGTATATTAAAATTAATTACTGCTCTATGTTTTTTACCATAAAATGGTTCTACTGAATGTACAATATCATGTGGCCAAATTAAGAGCATTCCTGCTTTTGGTCTAACAAAATGTTTTTCTCCTCTAACATGAAAAGCAAATACACCACTATAAGGATGATCTTTAATTGGTTCACCATCACTTAAATAATATCCACCTGAGTACATATTAGGTTTTTCTTCACTAAATTGCCATCTATTATGATTATGAGCATTATGTCCTCTACCTTCAGTTGGTTCATAATACTGTAGCCAACTTTCAGTTATAATTGGTGTTTTTGATGTACCTATTAATTCTTGAAATGCACTTTTTATTCTTCTATTAATAACAAATACATCTGTATTTTTTGATTCTAAAAAATCATTAGGGTTAACATAAAATCTACTTCCAATAGGTTGTAATTCATGTTTTTCTACCCATTCATCTTGTCTATCATAATTTACTTCATAATTAGATTGTCTTTCATCATCGTACTGCCCAGGCAATTCTTGACCCATTCTTCTTTGCTCAGCATCTAATATATTTAAACCATACTGATATGCTGCTTTAGTTATAACATCATTTTCATATACCCTTTTATAAACTGGTATAGGTGCTAAATTAAATATATTTTCCTTACTTGTTGGATGAAATATCATAATTTTTTAAAGTTGTTATATCAGAGTCTTCCCCTGGGTTGGTGGTAAAATACGGACTTTTTATCTGATCTACACGGAATTTTTCAGATTTTCTTAATTCCCAAAATGACCAATCTAATCCTACTTTTAATTTAGCTTTTTTTACAATGTAATCTTTCATCTTTTTAGCTCCAGATGGCCAAACTATATAAGCTGCTATTGATGGTGTATCTTTTATTAACCAAAAAGCATCTAAATCATTAACTTCTGATAATGTTTCAAATAAATGTTTTGGGATAGTCCAATTTGTGTCTAAAGAAACATCGTCTTCAAAAATAAAATATGGTAAATCTTGTTTTGAACATTCATCTAATAAATTTAAATGCATATAATTTGCACAAACTAAAGATGGAATATGAATACCATATTTTTCATATTCATTACCTTTAATCATTTTTTTATCATAAGCTGTTAGCTTATATTCTTTTCCATCTAATGCATCTACAAATTCAAATGGAACGTGTTTAAACAGATTAGACATTTTTTCACGTCTATCTTGACGTCTTTTTAATGATATTACTTTTACTTTATACATTGTTTATTAATTTTAATTGATTTAAATCTTGATTGTAAAGTCCTGTTTTAAATCCTCGGTGTAAAGGTACATAAAATTGAACGCTTTGCCCAATTTCTTTACCTACTTCTATTGCTTTTGTTTGTGCTTCATCAAATATTTCCCAATTATCTTTATTACAAAAAACATTTTTTGGTAATTGTGTGTTTAAACCTTCTAAGTATGTAGGGGAAAATTGAATGTGGGGTGCTCCTACTTCTTTTGCAAATTTAACCATATCCGAAAGTTCATGTAAATTCCACATATTAATATTATTTGATATAAATGATTCATCCCATCTATTTTCTTCTTTACATTTTTTAAAATAATGAATTAGATTTCTTTTTACAAGATGGAATTTATTTACTTTTCTTACTTTAATATATGTTTCAGGTGTTGCGGCATCTACTGAAAAACCAAGTGTTGTTTTTTTAACATATTCATGATATTTTTTCTGAACTTTAGGATTAAATAATGTAACATTACAAAATGTCCATAATAATATTTTTTCTCTATATTTTTTAAATTCTAATTTATCTAAAACATCAAATATTTGTCCTTTAAAAAATGGTTCTATAATCCCTAACACTGATATAGCTTCAAGATAAGGCATAGCAGGTTTAATAAATTTTAACATTTCATCTGTTCTATCTGGGATTGTACCATCTATATAAGCTTTCATCCACCCTTCATCTGATCGAGGACACATAGCACAAGCTGTTTTTCTTGTTGGATTTTTACCTCCTATATTACACATCCTAGGAGATAATGCAAATTCAATTTGTTTAGGATATTTTGTTACAAATACATCATGACTTCTATTTAGTTCAGTCTTATAATGAGGGCACTCATTATTATTACACATAGAATGTAAGTTTTTATTTAATGTAGCTACTTTTACTTCTTTTAGTAATTGGCCTTTATATAATTCTTCTAAAGATTTCCCTTCATCAAAAATATTACCGTAATGAGTTGATTGATGACAGCATGATTGATATCTTCCATCATAATCAAGTTTAATTCTATCAAAAGGTAAATTACAATACGATTTCATTAAATATGTTCTAAATGTGGTTTATAATCAATCTGTGTCCTTATATAATCATTAAATTCTGTTTGAATTTTATTTATATCTTTTGTATCATCTGGTTTTAGCCTTTCATATGATACTCCTAAAACATAATCTGGGTGGTATTTTTCAATATATTCTTCCATAGTGCAATTAGCATATTTCCACATTGCAAATTCTTCTACTAATCCTTTTATATCATTTTCTCTAGTTATTTTAAGTAAATCTGCACCAAAGTTTTTATCTCTGGAATAAACACAACCAAAATTAGGTATAACTAAACCATCACCCCATTTCCAATGATAATGTTGTATTTGATTTTCTAATGTTGATAAATTATCAATTAAATAATAATATGATTCATCGTTTTGTAAAATTGGATGGTCTTCAGGAATGGCATCTAGTAATGCTGCCATTGGTTCTTTATAATGAGCATATAAAGCAACTTGTGTTTCTTTTTTACTTAATAAATTATAAAACTCTTTGTCTAAAGGTTTTAATATAAAACAATCCCAATCTAACATTAATACTTCTCCCCAATGTTTTAATGCTAAATCAAGTACAATTAATTTTCTTCCAAATATATTGCCTCCTTTAAATTCTTGAGATGACATACTTATACAAGTATACCCTCTTGATTCTAATTCTTCTTTATTTCTATCACCCCAAACATATACTACTTCATTATCATATAAAGGTATTTTAGGAATATCTGTTTGCATTAACTCCTGGTTATTGCCCCACCAACTTCTTATTATTTTTATATTAGACATGTTCGAAATATGGTTTAATTTCAATTTTAGTATCTAACCATTTACTAAATTTTCTTGATTCTTCATGTAATTTACAATCTAAAATTATCATTTCATCACTTCTACCTTTTAATAAAGGTGTACAATATTTTTTAATAAATTCTTCTAGGGTACAATCAGCATAAAGTAAAGTAGCAAACTCATCTACTACAGTTGTTAATTTTTCTTTAATAGCTATATCAATTAATTTTTTTGCAAATGATTTGTCTCTACAATATACAAAACCAAAATTAGGAGCTACTAATCCATCTTTCCATTCCCATCCATATTTCCTAAACCCTTCTTGTAGTAAATCCATTTCTTCTATGAATTTATAAGATTGATTTTGTCCAACTAAATCTAATATAGCTTCTTTTGTATCTTTATGTTGAAGATATAGTGGCATTTGTATTGGTTTTTGCCTTAATATCTTATAAAATTCATCATCAAACGGTTTTAATTGATAACAATCCCAATCTAATAAAATAACTTCACCAAATTCTTGTAGTGCTAAATCTAGACATTGTAATTTTCTTCCAAAAGTATTCCATTCATTATTAAAAATTTCTTCTTTAACTACTCGTATTTCAAATCCTCGGGCTTTTAATTCCCAGTAAAAATCCATACTGTAAACATAGACAATTTCATCTTTAAGTAAGGGGATTCTAGGTATTTCATTGTTTATTTTATCTCCCCAGTGTACTCTAATTATTTTCATGATAGTCTCTCCAATGTTTTTCCCATCTTATATCTTGTAGATACTTACCACAATCTAAAATTTCAACTGCTTCTTTAAACCAGCGTTTAATAGCTAAATTTTGGGTATTAATTTTATCTAACCATACATGCTCAAAATCAACTTGTTTTTTAATATCTGGTTTTAAAGGTGTATACCATTTTTCTGCTTTACCTTTGTATCTTTGATCTCCATTTACAATATTATGATGAGATAGTGATACTTGATTAGATAAAGAATTTACTTTATAATCATTTTCTCTAATAATATGACCTAAAATACCTTGATCAGTTAATAACCAAAACCATTCAGGAATATGTTCACCATTAGTAGTTACTAATTTTTTATGCCAAGTATGGTACTGTTTAAGTAAATCCATATTGTTGACACATAAAAAAGATGTATTAGGAGACCAATCATCTGTATTATAATTTTCTATCCAAGGTATATGGGTTATTTCTTTTTCAAATTTTTCTTTGTCAAAATAGTAATAACCTCTACCAATTTCCCAATGTGCAATAGTTAAATCATCTTCTTCAACCCAACTAGGTAATCTTTCTCTTATAATCATATCCTGATCTAAAAATACAAAAGGTTCTGATTGATGAGCTAAACATTTTATTTTACCACTTGTCCAAAAATAAGCAGCATCTATGTTTGATTTAGAATAATTATTTAAAAATTTTATATCAATATCATCATATAAATCTAATAAACCGAATCTTTGGTAAAATGAAGCACCAATAGAATCAGTATACAATTTAATTGGACCATTGTTAATCCTCCATTGCCTAGCAGACACTATTGTATATAATATTTGATAATCTAATTGAGTATAAACTTGGGAATTTAAATTTTTTAAAGTCTCAAAACCATGTCCCCTTAATCTATGTTTTTCAAAGAAAGGTTTTGTCCAATTTACGTGTATTGCTTTCATATTAATATGGTAATTCTTTACCTAAATCTTCTACAATTGTTAATATTTGGTCTTTAGTATACACTTTACCCGCACCAATACATCTTGAAAGGTATTCATGACCCTTATTAATAAATTCCTTAGAACGTTTTTCAACGCCATAGTGCTTGTAATATAATGAAAATTCTTTATTATTCCAAATACCTTTACCCGTTTCTTTATCAGTAAATTCTCCTTCTTTTATATTATATATACCTTTATTTAATGTTTTATGTGGGATTTTATCTTTAGTTAGCCATTGTTTTAACATTAATTGTTCTGATAGTATCATCCAATTAGGTGTCATACCTTCAAAATCCATTTTAGTAAATTCTTCGTGGTTTTTTAATACCTGTTTGCCATATTTTCGAGCAAATTTAGGATCTGGTAGATAAAATAAAGATACATTAGCCGCTAAATCAATTATCCTTTCTACAGGTGTAGTTAAACTAGCATTAAAAGCACAAGTTTCTTCAACATACCAATTATGAGCTATTTCATCGTAAGAATATAAAACATTAGTATTTAAATGTTCATCTATATTTTTAAATATAAGAAAATCATGATCTACTACAACTAAAGGTATTTTAGTTTCACTAATTATTTTAGTTTTACCAGATGACCAAAATATTTCTTTGTTGATTTTATTGTCATAATTTAAAATACGTATACTGTTCCATAAATGGAATAGGCCTGTTAATTTTAACGTATTAAACGTCAAACTATCAACATATAATACTAATGTATGGTTTGGATGATATTTTTTCCATAATGTTACAGATGCTATTAACATCAATAACTGATTTTTAGTGTAAAACTCTTTAGATTGTTTTACATTTTCTAAAACCCATATTACTTCCATAAAACCTTTTTTTCATTATTCTTTATAATTGTTCGAAGAACGAAGCATATAAATATTTAATATAAGCCATATTTGTTCCTCCATAAGTACTATTAAAATACCAATTTACAGCTGCGGTTGATGTTAAATATGTTCCACTTGCTGAAGTTAATCTATAACCCATAAAAACATAACCATAACCTGCTATAGCAGTTGTTGTTATATAATTTTGCCTAGAACTCATTGAGTTATTTTGATATCCTGGCATAGTATTACCACCTAATGTTGTTTTGTTAAATGGAGAAGTAAAACCATATTTAGATAATCCTGAGTTAGACCCTTTCATTCCAAAATGATAACATCTACCTCCATATCTATAATCTTGGTTAAAACTTAAATTATTTGTATCCATGCCCGTATTAACAAAAGGAGAATCTCCTTCATTTGACCATCTACATACACTAAAATTACTAGTTTCAGGCCAATCACTACAAGCTACCCACATACCACTGTATGCTCCTAAAGCACCAGTTGGGTTAGCAGTAGTTGAGGTATTACCCCTTACACATAAATTGCTACCTTCAACGCTTCCGTAATACATTTATATAAGATCATTTACATTACTATCTCCAAATATACCCTTATAAAAATCTTTTACTTCTTTATAAGCATATTCATATGGGTTTCCAGTAATTAAGTTAATATTAATTTTATTTTTAGTTACATCTTCACTACCTGTTGTAATAGTTTCAACCCTTTCAGTTCTAGTTTTAATAACTTCATTTCCATCATCATCAAAATCAATATATTCTACACTATCGTCTGAAAATGAGCTTGAATATGTTGGAATTGTAACTGTTTCTGGGGCAGTTAATGGAAACTCATGACCATTAGTCCAATTATAACCAGTACCATCATGTAGAAAAGTATTAGATATTGCACCACTAGCATCTACACCTTGAAAATCTTCTGCATATATGGGGTGAGCCGTAGCTGCAGATTCTTTAGAAGTATAATGACAAACTTGAGTGTGTAAAAATCCTAAACATTTATTTAATTGATAATTTTCAATTCTTACATAGAAAGAATCGTGTACTTGATTATCACTTGTTGTTATTGATCCTGTAACTAAAAATCCCATTTTTATTTATTTAATTTGTTTACTTTTTCGTTTAATTCTTTTATTGCTTCAATTAATATTGCTACTAATTTTTCATATTGAACTGTGATATAATCTTCACCTGTTAAACTAGCTCCTTTATCTCCATCAGCATCGAAAGGTGCTTGTCTAATTATTTCAGGGAAATGTTTTTTAACTTGTTGTGCTATTACCCCAATATGTCGTTCTTTATTATTATATCCAAATTGTTCTGCTAATTCATTAGATCTATAATAAATACCATCTAATTCCATTACTTTATCTAGAGCACTTTCTATTCTACCTTCAATATCTTTTAATCTTTCATCTGAGTAATATGCAACTATATCACCTGTTGATCTTACTGTACCGAACTGAACTGTATCTGTAGTTCTAGTATATTGGTTCATTGCTGTAGCATAGGTATTTGATGTACCTGTTGGACCAGTTGCTCCTGTTGCACCTTGAGGTCCACCACCACCAGTATTACCTGTTTGTCCTTTTTGTCCTTTTTGTCCTTTAGCTCCAGCTCCACCAGTTCCACCAGTTCCACCTGTTGCACCTTGAGGTCCTGTTCCACCAGTTCCACCTGGTTCACCTTTTGGTCCAGTTCCACCTGTTCCACCAGTTCCACCTGTTGCACCTTGAGGTCCTGTTCCACCAGTTCCACCTGTTTGACCTTTTTGTCCTTTCTGTCCTTTTGGTCCTGTTCCACCATCTCCACCTGTTGTACCTGTTGTACCTTGTGGTCCTGTTGGTCCTTCTCCACCAGTTCCACCATCTGTTCCTTGAGAACCTGTTGGTCCTGTTCCACCATCTCCACCTGTTGCACCTTGAGCACCTGTTGGTCCTGTTCCACCATCATCTCCATCAGTACCTTGAGAACCTGTACTTCCACCTGCTCCTGTTGCACCTTGAGGTCCTGTACTACCTGTTGAACCGCCTGCACCTTTTTGTCCTTTTTGTCCTTTAGCTCCAGCTCCACCAGTTGTACCTGTTGTACCTTGTGGTCCAGTTCCACCTGTAGGTCCTGTTCCTCCAGTTGGTCCTGTAGCTCCTTTTGCTCCAGTTCCACCTGTTGAACCTACTTCACCTTTTTGTCCTTTAGGTCCAGTTGGTCCTGTATTTCCTGTACTACCTTTAGCACCTGAACCTCCAGTTGAACCTGCTGTACCTTGTGAACCTGTTGGTCCTGTTGATCCTGTAGTACCATTTGTTCCTTGAGAACCTGTTGGTCCAGTTGTACCTGTTGTACCTTGTGAACCTGTACTTCCTGTATTACCAGTAGTTCCTTTTTGTCCTTTCTGTCCTTTAGCACCAGCTGAACCATTTGATCCTGCTGTACCTTGAGGTCCTGTTGAACCTGTGTTACCTGTTGTACCTTTTTGACCTTTTTGTCCTGTAGTACCTTGTGAACCATTAGATCCATTTGATCCTGCTGATCCTTGTGAACCAGTATTTCCTGTAGGACCTGTTTGTCCTTGTGCTCCTGTAGAACCAGTAGTACCTTTTTGACCTTTTTGTCCTGTAGCACCTTGAGGTCCTGTTGGTCCTGTATTACCAGTTACACCAACTTCACCTTTTTGTCCTTTAGCACCAGTTTCTCCAATTGCACCTTGTGCACCTGTATTTCCTATTTCACCTTTTTGTCCTTTAGGTCCAGTTCCACCTGTATTACCTGTTGTACCTTGAGGTCCTGTTGGTCCATTAGCACCTTTTTGTCCTTTTGGTCCTGTATCTCCTTTATCACCTGTAGTTACAAATGATATTAAAACATCTTCTCCATTTGTAAATGGAGCAACTGCAGATGCTGCTTCAGGTGTTATTTGTAAATCAAAATAAGCACCATCATCTGTTACTTCTGAAATTGCGTATGTTATAAATTGACTAGCATCAGTTCTATTAGATATTCTAATATGACCTTTTACAGCTGATGTGACACTATCAATTGTAGCCATTGTATTATCTATATTGTTACCATCATCATCAGTATTATTGATATATGCTCTGGATGCAATATTTTGTGTTCCACTATTTAATCTTATTTTACCTGTACCTGGATTTGAATCTGATGTTGAAGTATCAAATGTATAATCAAATGAGTTACCACCAAAGTTACCATCTGTACCTTGTGTACCTGTAGTACCCTGTGATCCAGTTGAACCAGTAGCACCTTTCTGTCCTTTTTGTCCTGTTGTACCTTGAGAACCTACTTCACCTTTTTGTCCTTTTGTTCCAGTAATACCTTGAGCACCTGTGTTACCAGTAGTACCTTGACTACCTGTATTTCCTGTTGTACCTTTTTGTCCTTTTTGTCCTGTTGTGCCCTGAGAACCAGTTGCACCTTGTGAACCAGTTACACCAACTTCACCTTTTTGTCCTTTTTGACCAGTTGTTCCTTGGGAACCTGTTGATCCCGTATTACCAACTTCTCCTTTTTGACCTTTTGATCCAGTTGGTCCTGTATTTCCTGTATTACCTTGAGCACCAGTAGCACCTTGAGAACCAGTGTTACCTACTGTACCTTGAGAACCTGTTGGTCCTGTATTACCAGTTACACCAACTTCTCCTTTTTGTCCTTTTGCTCCAGTTGTACCTTGTGAACCAGTATTTCCTTGTTGTCCTTTTTGACCTGTAGTACCTTGAGATCCAGTTGGACCAGTTGGTCCATCTTCACCTTCTGCACCTTGAGAACCAGTAGGACCTGTACTACCTGTATTTCCTGTTGTACCTTGTGATCCTGTATTACCAGTTTGTCCTTTTTGACCTGTTGTTCCTTGTGAACCAGTATCTCCTGTTACACCTACTGCTCCTTTTTGTCCTTTTTGACCTGTTGCACCTTGTGAACCAGTATCTCCTGTTACACCTATTTCACCTTTTTGTCCTTTAGCACCAGCATCTCCTTTAGCACCTGTTACACCTTGTGAACCAGTACTTCCTGTATCACCTGTTGTACCTTGAGAACCAGTTACACCAATTTCACCTTTTTGACCTTTAGGTCCAGTTGGTCCTGTATTACCTATAGTACCTTGTGCACCAGTTGGACCAGTTCCACCTGTATTACCTGTTGTTCCTTGAGCACCTGTAGTACCTTGTGAACCTGTAGCACCATCTGTACCTTGAGTACCATCTGTTCCTTGTGAACCAGTTGATCCTGTATCACCTGTTGTACCTTGAGTACCATCTGTTCCTTGTGAACCAGTTGGACCTGTATTTCCAGTTACACCTTGTGTACCTTGACTACCTGTTGTTCCTTTTTGACCTTTTTGTCCTGTAGTACCTTGAGCACCTTTTTGTCCTTTTGCTCCATCTGTACCTGTAGTACCTTGAGCACCTACATTACCTTTTGTACCAGTAGCACCTTGAGCACCTGCTGATCCTGTATCACCTGTTGCACCTTGTGCACCCGTATTTCCTACTTCACCTTTCTGTCCTTTTTGTCCTGTAGTACCTTGAGGTCCAGTATTTCCTGTAGGACCTGTTTGTCCTTGTAATCCATTTGGACCAGTTGTTCCTTGGGGACCAGTTGCACCTTGAAGTGATAAATTTGTTCTATAAAATATATTACCATCATCATTAGATACTAATATTTTATTTTCAGATGAACCTGCTGCTAAATCAGTAAAATTAACACCACTTGCAGTTAAATGCACTGCTGCTATTATATTACTTGCTGTTATAAAAGAATTTACTCCACCTGCTGTTATATTACCTATTACATTAAGACCACCTGATGGATACCAAAATAATTTATTTTGATTATCTTCATATATAGGATAGTAATTATCACCTGAAGCGGTGTCTACGAAAGGTATAGCATAAGCTTTGTCTGGGACTGAACCAGAACCTGTTTGAGGGATATAAAAACTCCCTGCTTTTAATTTGTTTACATCAGCATCACTTCCGGATACGATGACTTTTTTCCAATTAGGCATAAATTCTTTTAATTATGGTTGGTTACTCAAATGAGCCCACTTCCGTTAAGGCCAATAATATAGTCATACATATGATAATGTAATGAGAAAATTAAAAAAATACAAGTAATTTTAATATGGAGGCATTAATGAACAAGTATAAATCATACCTTTTTGATTTGTATCTGTACCTGAATAAAAAGTTAAAGCACTTGTTCCACCAACATTAGCAGCTAAAAAGGGATTAGCAAATGAAAATTCTCCTGCAAGAAATCTTCCTGTTGAAGATGGATTAGTTGGGAAACTTCCTGAGTATAACACATTATATGCTTGGGATGAACTTACAGGTTGAGTCATTGCAGAATCATAATAACATTTCATTCCAGGTCTTAAATCAAATGTAGGTGCTGCATGATATATTGTTGTTCCTACAGCTGCACCATTTAAAGAAAGTGAAGAAGAATTAATTGAATTACCAGTAGGACAACTAACTGAAAATAAATTCCAAGCTGTACCACTTGTAGCACCTTCTATTACAATCTTAAAAGTAGTTGGATATCTTGTATGTTTATAAAATGATAATAAAACATTCCCTTCTACACATGATTGACTATAATTAGGTCCTGATCCAACAGGAAAATTAGGTACTACACCTGTTTGTGCCCCCCAATTTCCAGCTTCTAATTTACCAACTTCACCTTTAGAGCTCCATCCTGGATTCGTCCAATATAAATTAACCCCGTTACCTCCTGTTTCAGAAGTATCACCATTATCTCTTCTAAAAGCACCACTATCAGTACTATTAGGTGGAAAAGAAGCAGATGTATAAGTTACAGTTTCTGTGGCTCCTGTATTATCAAATTGAGAGTCAGCATAATCATATTGATATCGTGTTAAGTTGTTATCTCCATCTAATGAACTAGTATAACTATTATAACTGCCTAAACTTTTTAAACCATCTCCTACTATTAAAGAATCTGCTACTGTAGATCCACTCCATTCTAATCTAAATCTATCTGGTACAGATTGAGCATTAAATGAGCATGTAACAGGTCCTATACCTTCTCCTAATACAACAGCTTCAGCTTCATAATATCCTTGGTTACCATTAAAAGAAATACTTCCAGCATTACATGGTACTGTTGTTGGATTCCAATTTGAACCATTTCCAGCTAATATTCTAAAAAAATTTAAGTTAGCCATTTTTTAATTGATCTATTTGGATTTGTTGTTCCTTAATAGCTTCAATTAATAAGGCAACAATTTTATCATATTTTACAGCTTTAAATCCTGTATCTCTAGTTGTTACTACTTCAGGTAAAACTCTTTCTATTTCTTGGGCTATAACCCCTATATCTTTTCCTTCATTACCGTGAATAGTTTTTCTTTGTTCTGGTGATAATGGTATCCAATCAAATGTGTTACCACTAATTTGCATTACTTTATTTAAGGCATCTGGGATAGGTACTACATTAGATTTTAATCTTGCATCTGATGAGTAATAAGCTACAATATCATTTGTTGCTTGAATTTTACCTACTGTAGTTGGTGTTACTCCTGAACCTACGTGTAATGCACCTGTTGATAATGTTAAATTATCTCCATCAAATATCATATTAGCTTCACCATTTATACCTGCTGCTCCTGTAGCTGTTACAACTCTATCATTTGAGCCATTTGTCATTGTAAATTCGGCTCCAGTTCCACCAGTAGCACCTTTAGCACCATCTGTACCTTGAGGTCCTGCTACTGTACCTTGTGGTCCATTAGCACCTGGTTCTCCTTTTGCACCTGGTCCTCCTTTTTCTCCTGGTCCTCCTTTATCTCCATTACCACCTTTTGCACCTGCTGTACCTTGAGGTCCTTTATCACCTTTAGCACCTGCTTCGCCTTGAGCTCCATCACCACCTTTAGCACCAGCTTCACCTTGAGCTCCAGCATCTCCTTTTGCACCTGCTCCACCTTGAGCTCCAGCATCTCCTTTTGCACCTGCTCCACCTTGAGCTCCAGCATCTCCTTTTGCACCTGCATCTCCTTGAGCACCAACTTCTCCTTTTTCTCCTTTTGTTCCATCTGAACCTTGTGCTCCAGTAATTCCTTTTGTACCTACTGTACCTTGTGCTCCTGATGCTCCTTGAGCACCAGTTGTTGCTGCATCACCATAACCTATTGTTACATACCATTTTGAACCATCATAATACCAACCTAATACATCAACAGCATTTGCACCTTGAGAAGGTGTATATGAAGTATTTCCTAAATAAACAGTATTACCACTTAAATCAATATTTATTGATCTACCTCCTGTACTATCTTGTTTAACAACTAATACACCTGTATCACCTGTTTCCCAACCTGTCATTGTTAAAGTATTTGAACTAGCATCTAATGTAACTTCAGCATTTGAACCTGCTGTTATTGCCCATCCAAGTGTATTACCTGGTGTTAATGTTTGTTGATCAATTTGTAATTTACCTTCTAAGTGAACATCACCTGCTCCATTATAAGTAAATTTAGCAGAACCTGATATTGCATTTGTACCTGTCATGGTTACAATATTATGATTTACATTACCTTCTAAATCACCTGCACCTGCTGGTCCTTGAGTTCCTGTTCCTGTTGCTCCTTTTTGTCCTTTCGTACCATTTTCAACATATTGTATTCTTACATCTTCACTATTAGAAAAAGTACCAGCAGCTTGTACATCTGCAGCACTAACATCTAATAATGCTCTTGTTGCATCAACTGTATTAATACTATATGAAGCAACTGTAATAATATCTCCTGCTGTTTTACCATAAATTAGTAATTGAGAATTTTTTGCCCATAAATTATTATGGTTAACACCATCACTATCTTCTAATGCTAATGAAATTTGTGTTGAACTTCCAATTGTTGCATTATTAAATCTAATTTGTCCATCGGCACCTGCCATGTCTGTACTAGTTGAAAATGCATATAATAATCCTGATTGTTCACCTACTTCACCTTTTTGTCCTTTTGCACCTGCAGCACCTTGAGGTCCTGCTCCTGTTGGTCCTTGAGCACCTGTTGGTCCTTGAGCACCTGAAGATGCGGCAACCCATTTTGAACCTGTAACAGTTGAACTTAATACTTGTCCTGCGGTACCTCTACTATTATCTGTATCATATATTGACGTTGATACGTGTAATGAACCTGAAATTCTTACACCACCTTTTGCTCCACTTCCTGCTCTAAATGAGAAATTAGGTTCAGAATAAAATTCTGATATCCCAGCAGATGATCCTGATGTAGTTAAACTAAATCTAGTACTACTATCCATAACATTTATAACAGGTACTGAACCTGAATATGTTTGAGAAGGTGAAACTGCTAAACCATATTTTAATGGATCAGATGATATAGAATTATATAACCTAACTGATGATATAGCATCATGAGATGTTGCACGAATGTTAACCGGAGAATCTAATACATTTATACTACCTGTATTTTCTTGACTACCACTTACTGTAAAGGCCGCGGTTAAAGCTTTTGTTACTAAATTACCTCTTTTTATTGCTACATTTTCATCATTATCAATTTGTAGACCCATATTATTATGAGTAGATGATTGACCTAACCCTAATGAATCTCCTTCTCCAAAGTATGATAATCTAGCACCATTACTAGCACTATCAACTAATACTATTTTTGCTGTACCTGTCTCTGTAGCAAATTTAGCTACTACATTATTTGTTTTAGCTCCTTGTATATCTAATGATCCTGTTATTCTTAATTTTGCTGTTGTTGCAGCATCTGCAGCTCCAAACTGTAATCCAGTTTGACCATTTAACGTATTATCTCCTGCTAATGTGGGAACATAATATAATGTATCGTCATTTATTGTAGCTGCTGCTCCTTTTTGTCCTTTTTCTCCTACTTCACCCTTTTGACCCTTTTCTCCAACTTCACCTTTTTGTCCTTTAGCACCAATTTCACCTTTCTGTCCTTTAGCACCTACTTCTCCTTTTTGTCCTTTTTCTCCTGATTCTAAAGTATCAACAGTAATTGAACCTCCCATTCCTGAATGGTTAACACATTTATAATATAATGTTGCTGGTGCATTTTGTGGTACTTCAAATGTTGAAATTAAATTTGTACCTGCTGTACCACCATTATCAGTCCAACCAGTTGAATATTGAGTACCATCTTCTGTTTCTGATAATACTAGTGGGTGAGTTGCATTTGTACTATCTGTTTGATCGAATGTATAAGTAAATCCTTTTAATACTGTTAAACTTGCTGTTAATACAGTATCAATATAGTATTTATTACCACCTGCATTACCAACAGTAACTGCAAAACTTTGTGCTATTGGATCTGAACCTATTGTTCCTTGTGATCCAACTTCACCTTTTTGACCTTTTGCACCATCCGTTCCTTGAGCACCAGGTTCACCTTTTTGACCTTTTTCTCCAACTTCACCTTTTTGTCCTTTTTGACCTTTAGGTCCAGTTGCACCCGTGTCTCCTTTTTGTCCTTTTTGTCCTTTATCACCTGTTACTTGGAATGAACAAATTATATCATCAGTATCACCAAATGGATTAGTAGCTGAACTTGCTTCTACTGTACCTCCTAAAATGTACCAAGCATCTGTATCTTGAGATGTAACTGCTGTTATTTGGAATAATAAGAAATCGTTTGTATTTGATTTTTCTGATATTCTAACATGACCTTTTATTGTAGATGTAGCATCAGATATAGTTTCCATAAAGGATACTATACTATTACCTGCATCGTCAGTAGCATCAATATAAATGTTAGCAGCTGTATTTTGAGTAGCTGCATTTAATTGAACTTTACCTGTTCCTGGGTCTGTTGGTGGACTTGGGACTGTTGTACTAAATGTATAATCAAATGAAGCACCTCCAAAATTACCTTCTGTTCCTTGAGAACCTACTTCACCTTTTTGTCCAGTTTCACCTTGTGCACCTATTTCTCCCTTCTGTCCTTTTTCACCTACTTCACCTTTTTGTCCTTTAGCACCTGTATCACCTTGTGCTCCAGTTTCTCCTTGTGCTCCATCTGTTCCTTGTGCTCCAGTTTCTCCTTGTGTACCAACTTCACCTTTCTGTCCTTTAGCTCCAGTTTCTCCTTGAGCTCCATCTGTTCCTTGAGTACCAGTTTCACCTTGTGCACCTATTTCACCTTTTTGACCTTTTTCACCAGTTTCACCTTGTGGGCCATTATCTCCTTTTGTTCCATCTGTACCTTGTGCTCCAATTTCACCTTTTTGTCCTTTAGTACCATCTGTTCCTTGAGTACCGTCTGTACCTTGTGTTCCAGTTGGACCTTGAGTTCCTTGAGTACCGTCTGTTCCTTGGGTACCATCTGTACCTTGTGATCCAGTTTCTCCTTGGGTTCCTATTTCACCCTTTTGTCCTTTTACTCCTGTTTCACCTTGAGTTCCAGTTTCACCTTGAGTTCCAGTTTCACCTTGTGCACCTATTTCACCTTTCTGTCCTTTAGAACCACCATCTCCTTTTTGTCCTTTGGCTCCAGTTTCTCCTTGAGCTCCATCTGTTCCTTGAGTACCATCAGTACCTTGAATACCAGTTTCACCTTGTGTACCTACTTCACCTTTTTGTCCTTTAGTACCTACAGCACCTTGAGTACCATCTGTTCCTTGGGTACCATCTGTTCCTTGTGCTCCTGTTTCTCCTTGAGTTCCTATTTCACCTTTCTGTCCTTTAGAACCTCCATCTCCTTTTTGTCCTTTTACACCTGTTGTACCTTGAGCACCATCTGTACCTTGTGTTCCATCTGTTCCTTGTATACCAGTTTCACCTTGAATACCTGTACCACCTTGAGCTCCATCAGTTCCTTGTGTTCCATCAGTTCCCTGTGTTCCAGTTATACCTTGAGTTCCGTCTGTACCTTGTGTTCCAGTTGGACCTTGAGTACCTATAGTACCTTGTGCACCATCTGTTCCCTGAGTTCCAATTTCACCTTTTTGTCCTTTAGTACCTGTTGCACCTTGAGGACCATTATCTCCTTTTGTTCCGTCTGTACCTTGTGTACCATCTGTTCCTTGAGTTCCATCTGTTCCTTGAGTACCAATTTCTCCTTTTTGTCCTTTTTGTCCTTTTGGTCCTGATGTACCTTGTGTACCAGGATCTCCTTTATCACCTGTAGTTACAAATGAAACTAATATGTCTTCGTTATTTGAAAATGGTGCAACTGCTGAGGAAGCTTGTGCTCCTATATTAATTATCCACCATCCAGTTTGATCGGTTAGTTCCGATATACTATATAAAATAAATTGCGTAGAATCCGTTTTATTTGCCAATTTAACATGACCTTTAACAGCGGATGTGACTGCATCAATTGCCGTTAAAAACGACTGGATACTAGTGCCTTGATCGTCTGTAACATCAATAAATATTTCTGTAGCTGCGTTTTGAGTAGTACTATTTAGTCTTAAATTTCCAGTAAGAGGATCTGCTTCTGTAGTTGAAGTTTGAAAAGTATAATCAAAAGATGCACCTCCAAAATTACCATCTGTACCTTGAGATCCATCTGTACCTTGTGCTCCAGTAGCACCTTGAACTCCATCACCACCTGTTCCTCCTGTTACACCTTGTGTACCTTGAGTACCTACACCTACTTCACCTTTTTGTCCTTTAGCACCTGTTGTTCCTTGAGTACCAACTCCAATCTCTCCTTTTTCACCTTTAGTACCTGATGTACCTTGAGTTCCATCCGTACCTTGAGTACCAATAGCACCTTGTGTTCCATCTGTACCTTGAGTACCAGTTGGACCTTGTGTTCCTGTTGCTCCTTGAGCTCCAGTTGCACCTTGTGGTCCTGTATCTTTATTTACAAAGCTTAAATTACCAGATCCATCAGTTTGTAGTACTTGGGTATTTGTACCATCAGCATCTGGGTATATAATACCACTTGCTGTTAATGATGATGCTGCGTTAAGTTTATTGAGTTCAGCATTTGAACCACTTAGAATGATTTCTCTCCAGTTTGCCATTGTAAATTATATGATTATAAATATGAAACTATTTATCTCAATCAAGCTTCCCCCAATTCTAATTCTTCTAATGGTGGAGTTTGATTTTCCTCAATATGTTTTTCTATTTCTTTTACTTGACTATCTATTTTTACTTGTAAGGTACCTATAAACATAGCATCGATACCTGATATTTGGATTGTGTTTAATCCTTGTCTTATTGCTCTAACTTCTCTTAAGGTTAAACCTTCTAGATTAAATAATTCGTCCATTACTTATTTTTTTTATTTAAAAATACAAACATTTCTTGGATTTTCAAAGTTAAATTAAATAACTTTTCTACATCTGCTCCTTTAAATTCAGTTTTACGAATTATATTAAGTAAATATAAACAATCTTCAGGAGATAAAGAAGGTAGACCCGCATTGGGATCTACCTTTCCTTTAACTATTGTACCTGCTTTAAAACCCATTAATTTAAATTTAATTCATTAAGAATAAATATAAATATCTTGGTTACTGCCTACAAATATGTTACCTTTTTTAGTATATTTAGCAATTGTTGTTGTTGGTAAAGCACCTGAAGCACCTTCAACAATTATTCCCATAAATGCGTCTGGGGCAATTGTATTACCTGCTGGATTAAATGAACCTGTAACACCCCATCTTGTTAATGCTGAATCGTAAGCGAAAGCTTCACCATCTGCTGGGCCTGTTTGTTGTATAGAAATACCACCATCTCCAGTTGAAGTTGATCCAGAAGCCATTCTAATGAATCTATCCGCAACATCTAAATCTGTAGTTGAAGCAAATGAAGCAGTACCTTGAACTACTAAGTTCCTAGCAACTGTCATGTCTCTTGCAACAGATAAATCTTGTCCGATTGTTACATCTAATGGTTGTGATAGTGTATATGTTCCACTTGATTCTGCTACTGTTATTTCGTTTGCAGTACCTTGAATAACAACATTACCACCTAATGAAATGTCTGAATTATTTGAACCATCACTAAAGTTAATACTAGAGTTTGCTAATTTTCCATTTGCAATTGAACCAGCTAATTTATCGTTAGATATAGAACCAGCTAATTGAGCATTTGTTATTGTACCACTTAAGTTTGATGTTAAGTATCCTGTTGCGTCTGCTAAATCAAATGCTGGTGTAGCATCTGTTCCACCTAATGTTAAAGTAACACCACCTACAGACATTGTAGAATTTGCTAATTTAGCATTTGCGATTGAACCTGCTAACATTGCATTAGTAATACCTAATGCTTTAACATTTAATGCATCTCCAGTAATTTCAATTGATGTATCATCAACACCTACACTTAATGCTGTACCAGCACCACCTGCTAAACCAGCACCTGCAACTGAAGTTGCAATTTGAGTTGCTGTAATTCCTGCATCTGCTACTTTAACACCACTTGCTCCTACAGATAATGTAGAACCATCTGCATCTACTGCAAAAGTTCTAGCTACATTACCATCATAAGCAGTTCCTGATAAACCATTACCAGCAGTTAAGTCTTCTAGATCTGTAATAACATCTCCTTGGAATGAACCACTAAATGAACCACTTGCAGTTACACCTGTTAATGTTAAGCCTGCTATTGAAGCTGCTGTAGCACCTAATGCTACTGATGTTGAACCAATTGTTATACTACTATTTGTTAATTGTGAGTTTGTAACATCTGCTAAAGCACCACCTAATGTAACTGTACCAGTAGTTGTAATTCCACCACCTGGAGAAGTTGATAATGTAATACCATTAACTGTTCCTGTAGCATCTACTTCTGTTACTGTACCTGATCCTAATCCTGAAGCTGCGATACTAATACCACCTGCTGAATTTGTTACTGTAATATTTGCTCCACCAGTAAGAGTTGCTAATACAGGATCTGCTCCTGTTGAACCAATTACTAATTGACCGTTTGTAGCTTGACCTAGAGCTGTTACCGCACCGGTTCCACTACCTAGAAGTACACCACCATCTGTGAGAGTAGCTGCTCCTGTACCACCCGAGGCTACGGGTAAGGCTGTATCTAATGCTAAGGAGTCTAAGACTGCTTGCGATCCGGATACGATTACTTTTTTCCAAGTTGCCATTGATTAATTGTTTTTTAAGTTAATTATTATTTGTTTTATTATACATATGCAACTTGAATTTTATAATTCATTTTTTAAATATTTTTTTTATGGATTTATTCCTACATAAACTGATGATGTAGTATAATATAATCCTCCTACTATTGCTGTTGGAACACCATCTGCTCCTTCTCTAGCTCTAAATATAGCTGTTCCTTCTTCGTCTATATCAAATAAACTTTGTGAAGTAGCTGCTGCATTTGCTATTAAGAAATTTTCGTTATTGTTTAGTAGTATTTTTGCACTACCAGTCATATCAATACTACCTGATATTTCTGCTGAACCTGTAAATGGGAAACCTGATCCTGCTGAACCAGATGTTAAAGCATCCATTACATTACTTGCCATTATTTGACCTGCTGCAAATCCAAAGCTATTATTTATACTAGCATCTGAACCTTGGAACATTGGACCTACTTGATTTTTAGATCCTATATTATATAATACACCTTGTGATGTAGTTGAAAAATAAGTCATACCAGTTGGTAATCCATTCATATCTCCTCCACTTGAAGTAAGATAAAGATTTACTTCACCTCCTGTAACACCTGCGGGTCTACTTTGTACATTTGAGACTTTAAACTGTGCAAATTGTCCTGTTCTTTGTGTTCCTGCAACACCATCTAGTGCTACTGGAATTGCAAATGCAAATTCTAAATCACCTGCCTTATATTCTGAATCATCACTACCTGTAACACTACTAGCATTAATATTAGTTTGACCACCAGGGAAAGTTAATGAACCAGATTCAATAAATAATTGTCCTGGTCCTGGGTCTACTCTTAATAGTTGCCCTGTGTTTGAAGATGCTGCATTACCTGATACTACTATAGTAGCATTAGGTGAAGCACCTGTTATACTTTGAACTGTTACTTTTGATCCGAACGGGCCTGAAGCTATTAACTCCATTCCAACTCTTAATTCAGATACACCAAAATAACTAGTTCCATTATCAGCGACGTTAGTAATTGTATTTGAGCTATTTGTAGTGTTTCCGTTTAATCTTATAAATTGGTTAGCTCCAATAGTATCTGTAAAAATTGATCCTATCGATAAACTACCAAATAATAATTGTTCTGTCGCCATTTATATAAATTTATATTTTATTATTATAAAGTATAACCTTTTAATACTACAGGTGCAAATTCACCTACGTTTGTAATTGTTGCAATGTTTGAATTTGATGATCTATTGTATTTAACCTGTGGAGCAAGTGCTGTTGTATAAGTACCACCTCCAGAATCTTTTTGTCCTGCAAATTGCATTGAATTTATATTTTGGAATGCTGCTCCTTTAAATCCTGATCCATTTTCTTCATCAACAGGGAATGTAATTGCTATATCATCTCCTTGACTTGCTGCATATAAATTCATTGTGTTTAATTGAGCACTACCACTAATTCCTCCTGGGGATGTAATAGTAATTGCTGTAACACTATCTGTTCCATTTAATGTTAAACTTGCACTAAAACATGGTATATAAGCTGCTTGTGTTCCTGATGTGTCACCTGAATTTGTAAATCCTTGTGCTTTAAAGCTATTAGCATCTACTAATGTTATAGCACAACTGTTAAAGTTACTATCTCCTACATTTCTAAAATATGCAACATCTCCTGTTGATAAACCGTGAGCTGCAGATGTAAATGTTACTTCAGTTCCTGATCTTGACCATGCTGTACCACCCATATAATTTCCTGTTGACATTAAACTAAGTTTAACATCTGTTGAAGTAAATACATTATATCTTACTTGAGAATTAAATACTGTAGCTGAGCCACCACCTGATCCAGTAGTACCTTGTGTACCATCTGTTCCTTGTGATCCTGTTGTACCATCTGTTCCTTGTGGTCCATTTGTACCAACTGCACCTTGTGTTCCTGTTCCTACTTCACCTTTTTGTCCTTTTGATCCATCTGTACCTTGTGTTCCATTAGTACCTTGAGCTCCATTTGTTCCTTGAGCACCATCAGTACCTTGAGTACCATCTGTTCCTTGTGTTCCATTAGCACCTTGTGTTCCTGCACCTGTAGCACCTTGAGCACCTGTACCAATTTCTCCTTTTTGTCCTTTTGTACCATCTGTACCTTGTGTACCACCTGCACCTTGTGTTCCTGCTCCAATTGCACCTTGAGATCCAATTGCTCCTTGAGTACCATTTGGTCCTGTTGTACCATCTGTTCCTTGTGCACCTATTGTTCCTTGTGTTCCTGCACCTGTTTCACCTTGTGAACCTGCAGGTCCTGTTGTACCTGTATTTCCTTGAGCACCAGTGTTACCTGTTATACCTTGAACACTATCTCCTTGATCACCTTTAGTTCCATTTGCACCTTGTGGTCCATTTGAACCTATAGCACCTTGAGCACCAGCTGATCCATTAGTACCATCTGTTCCTTGAGGACCTACTGGTCCTGTTTCACCTTGTGATCCTGCACTACCTGCTGTACCTTGAGCTCCTGATCCACCTTGTGAACCATTTGAACCATTAGCACCAGTTGCACCTTGAGCACCACCACCACCTGTATTTCCTTGAGTACCTACAGCACCTTGGCTTCCATTTGCACCTGTAGTACCTTGAGCACCAGCAGCACCTTGAGATCCTGCTGCAGCACTAGCAGAATAAAGTAAACCTGTTGAATCAATGGCAACAAAACCATACGAACCTGGTAAAGCTGAACCTGTGTTCATTGCTACTTGTTTTAATTGAAAATTAGAAACATTAGCTGATGATCCAGTTTGTTGGATAAATGATCCTGTTAAAAGTACGGAACCTGATACTTCAATATCGTATGCTTCGGCTCCGGTAAATGCTTGGACTGATTGAGAAACTTGTGCTGCTTCTATTGTTTGTCCAGTAGCTATACCTGTTATTGTAAATTGTTTTGCCATGGTAAAAGTTCTATTTTATTATAAATATTATAAATTTATTGTCTATCTATATTTACTAATATAGTTGTGTCAGTTGTTCTAGAAGTAGGCAAAGGTTGCGCTAACTTACCGACTGCAACTAACTCATTATTATTGTTATACATACCAACTGTTGTAACAAAAGGTGAAAAGAACGATGAAGTTACATAATTGTAAACTGTACCATCATTACTAGAACCTGATATTGTAGTTGGGTTTAAAGTGTAATTAAATTCACTTTCTGCAACTGTACATTTGTATTGCGTCTCATAAATAGTGAAAGAAGATGAGAATGAACAAGTAATATTAATACCTGTAGTAAAATTTTCTACATCATCAATTCCGATAGTTCTTCCACCATAGATTGATTGTTGGTCTCCATACTCAGAACTACCATATAAACTACCGCTTTCGCCTGTAGCTTCTGTTCTAGTACCTCCTGTAAAGACTACCATTCCGTGTTCATATATAACATTTCCTACAACAATTGAAGAGGTAACATTAGGACTAGTCCTCATTAATATACCTTCTCCATCATCATAATAACTACCACTTTCAGTTGTTATCTTTAAAGATTGAGGTTGTATGAAATCACCAAACATTGATTTAGGTATTGACATAACTCCAATAGTTGGAGATTTTATTTCTTTACCATAAATGGCTTCACCATATTTTGATAATGGATTACCATATTGTGCTAAACCTACTGTTGTTTCATATGAACTTGTAGGCCAATATTTTCTTGGGTTTAAATCTGTTTGATTGTAATTATAATAACCATTTCCATCAATTTTACCTATTACAAGTCCATCAGGTTGAAATGATGGTGTATTAATAGGTTGAACTTCTCCATCACTACCTGAAAGGTAGTTTTTATAGTAAAGTTGTTCTATTGAAAAATATACTTGAGATTGTGAATATTCACTTGAACCTGTTGAATAGGCATTACGTGTGTAATCCCAAGTTGAAGATCCTGTAGTATTAAATTTATTTCCTGTATATCGTTGAATATTGACGTTAGTGGCAGTCATACCACTACCGCTAAAGGTAAATGCTTTAGTTACCTCTAAAGGTGATACTATTATATCTTGTGAATTTAGTGTTTTGTACGCCGCCATTCATTCTTAAAAATCTAATTTAACTCTAACTAAAGCTTCTTTTGTAAAGTCTTTGTTTAAAGGTTTTGATAATTTTGCAACTGCTAATAATTCATTACCATCATTATACAAACCAATTGTTGTCATATATGTTTGAGGGTTGTTAATAAAGTAGTTATATATTACTTCACCAGTTGATCCTGAAATATATGATGGGTTTTCAGAGTAATTAAATTCACTATTTCTTGCTCTAACAAATACGAAATCTGAAGTAATTGTTTCTTCTGAATTTAAAGCAAATCCTGAACCTGATTGCATTGGGCCTAATAATCTTAATGGATTATTACCTTGTGTATTTAATGAAGTATTTGTACCTAAATTTAAACCTTCTTCAGAATCTAAATCTAATGCTGCTCCATTTAATAATATTGTTCCAATATCCGGTAAAAATAAACCATATGAACCTTGTGTTGTAGTGTAACCTAAACCACCTGATCCTGAATTATATGCTACACCATCTGAACCACTAATTACTTGATATGCTCTTGTTGTACCATAATATGTTGGTACAATTACCATTTTAGAATTATCTGTTAAAAATAATGTTTTATTTGCATTTGATGTTATTGAACTACTTAAAATAAGATTTAATGAGCCTGGGAATAGGGCTTGTTTATATCTTGATCTTTCTATACTTAGAGCATAAAATGCACTTTGAGAAACTTCTCCAAATACAAATTGTGCATTTTCATCCTCTAACACTAATGTTCTATACTGACCATAAATTGTTGATGCAGGAGAAACATTTGGTGCAGCTGTTTGGTTATATGCTAAAGCACCTCCACCATCTTGCTGACCATAAGCTATTTCAAATTGAGCTTCAAAATCAGGAGCACCTGATTGTGTGTTAAAAACTGTTGTATAATATACTCCAGACTGACCATTAATTTGGTTAGATTGAGTAAACATGCTATCAGATGTTAAAGCTGGTTCATTACCAGTCCAACAAGTTTGAGTCTGTGCTTGTGCACTTACTACAAAATCATCTGCTTCTAATCTTTTAAATCCCATTGTTTTTTATTTATGTTGTTGATTTATTTATAGTAATTGGAATAGTAATTCTAGCACCACTATCTAAACCTGTTACTGTTAATGTACTTAATAATGTCGAATTTGATCCAAATAATGTATTTACTGTAGTTGCTCTTAAATTAACTTGAGTACCTACTACTGTAGATGATACATTAGTTCCAATTGTTACAGTTGCAGAAGCATTTGCATCAGCTGCTGCTGTTGTATTAATACCTTGTCCATTAAATGTATTTAATAATCTTACATCCGCAATTGTTGCTGCATATCCTGCTGTTTCAAATACTTGATCATTACCTAAATAATTCAATGTTTGTGGTGTTATTGCTAACTGGGCTCCTTGTTGTAGTGAAATTGCTGAATAACCTACATCTAATACTGGTAGTTTAGCTGTACCTCTTGGTAACGTAGCTAGTTTATACTTCATTATTTGTGATTCCTCAGGAAATGCTTCTAATAAAGGCATTCCATCTATAGCTTCTCCATAATAAGCCGATCCTGATGGATGGTTTGGATTGTATAGTGTATAATCGATTTCATCGTCTGCAAGTGCAAATTGTGTGATTCTAAAAGAACCATCGTTGGCAGCTAATAACTCTCTTCCTTTTGTAGTCAATATAGCGTCAACTGTTATTACTGAATTATTTAAATATCCCATTGTTGTTTTTTTATATAAATATTGTTATATGTTATAAATATGTTACTCTATTAGTTTCTTATCTCTTAGGTCACGAACTACTTCATCTGGCGTGACATCTATCTCTACTACTGGGAATTCCGGTTTAAGAATACCAGTAGGTGTATTATCTCTTTTTAATAATGGCTTTATATATTCTATAAAACTACCTGATTGTTCCATTATTGTTGTTGATCCTGATGCTTCTGACCCTGATGCACCACTACCACCATCATAACTTAATATTTGATTCGTCGAAGGTACGAACTCTTTTACGGTAGGCAACGAACCATATGGAAATGGTCTATTTATTAATACTGAGTTAGGAGCACTTATATATCTTCTAATTAGGAAGAAATTTAAATCAACAGATGCCTGAATCGGTTTATCTACAGTTAATTGTAATTTATTTCTACCACTTGCCATGAAGTTTTGTTCTGGAGATAGTACTTTTATAATTTTATAAGCAAATCTTTCATCGTTTTGGAACCTAATTTCATCATTAATTTGAAATTTATAAGGTACATTTGGTAAAGGCCAAGCAGTATCTTGTGGTTCAAAACCTCCTGGGAACATAGGGTTAGTTGAAGCAGTATAAGGTAAATAACCTTGATAATATCCTAAACCATAATTGTTATTACCATTTGAAGATGATAATTCAATAACAGTATTTTCTAATAATACATCAGCAGGTAATGAACCTGTAGTAAATGAAATTGTTAAAGGATAAGACTGACCAGAAAGGAATGGGTTTTCAAAAAATATTGGAGCTGTATTTCCTCCGTTTGTTAGATCATTAAACATATCAACAGTATAAAAAGTAGTGTTATCTGTTACATTTGTTATACTACCCGTAAATTGTAAATTAGGGTTAGATCCGTTTGATTGTAATTGTATTTTTCCTTGATTATTACCCGCTCCTATAGCAATAATCCTATCTAAATAAGTACCAATTGTAGTTGTACCAAAATTATTAGTTTTACTAATAGATATTTGATTTGTACCTTTTTGGTTTTGAAGTACAAAGGGATCAGTTAATGTTAATTCTAAATCTGCATTTACTGTACCAAAACCAGCAGTTTCTAAATCAAGTATAGAAAATACCAATTTATCTCCTGGAACAAACCCACCTACTGTTAAATTTGAAAATGGTATATTTTCTTCAATTAAATTAATTGCCGTTCCTGCAGTGTTTGTTGATATAGTAAAGCTTACATCTCCAATATCTCCTTTACCTGTAGTACTAGATACTGGTAAATTTGCAGATGCATTGTTTGTAACTGTAACAAATGCAGCATTAGAAATGTCCATAAAATTTAAAGCAGGATTTTCATTAATAGAACCTGATGCTTTAGTGAAAAATATTCTTCCAACCCCTGGGTTTTGTGCTGAATCAACCAAATAAGGGGAACCATTATTATCTGGATCTGATGCATTAGGGTAATATTCAAATGCATTAGAAACTGAACCTTGTTCTGTAACAAAATCCCAATATGGAAAATTAAGAGCATTTGATTGTAAACTTGATGCTACTTGATTACCAACTACATTCATTGAAACATAAGGTCCATCTGAAGGTAAAGTTGTTGTAAATGGAAGTGGATTAGCAACAGTACCACCAGTTGCTCCATCTCCGTGTATTGATACATTAACTGGGTTAAATACATTTCTTTGTGGTTCACCTGTTTGTGTTGTATTTTCTTGATCATATTGTCCAGCAACAAAAAATCTATATCTTCTATCACTTTTTAAACTTATATCAGATTGAAATGCAAAATCATAAGTTACAAATTGTACTGTGTTATATGGATCTCCATTATTACTTACATAATTTTCAATATCATTAGCTTCAACAGCAAATGTAAACTCGGTATGTTGTTGATTCCAAGATACATTATCGGATAATGATGTTAGAGGATATGATCTTTCAGTTCCATTAGGTGTTCCAGGTGTAGTCCCAAGATAAAATGTCATTGTTGGTTCTTGCCTTCCAGTAGAAGAATTATCAGTTAACCAGTCAAATTTTTCATCTGTCCAATCATTTTCTGCAATTACATTAGCATCTAGATTATCACAAGATTGAAATTTCATTCTTACAGATCCAACTGTTCTTTTATTCCATTTTGTTTTCTTTTTATTTCTTTTTTTAATAAATTTCTTTGTTTTATATCTAGTAGGAGGAGATGCTGGTAGAACAAATGTACCTCTAATCATATAATCATCACTTAAATCTCCTGAACCTGAACCTAATGGGTCAGTTGTAAAGAAAATTTCACCTGGGTTTCCAGCATATTCAGTTCCAAATACATTAGTTGGTGCAGAATATGGGTCTGCGATTGAGGAAGTGATTATAGGTAATTCAATAACACCATTAATATCTGCTGGGTTTGCTCTTTGAATACCAAAACCAGATCCCGTTTCAATATTAAATTGTGATGCTTGGAATGAACCTGGGGTTTGTGGCATAATTTGACCTTGTTGATCTGCTATACCTTGGGCTATATTAAAATAAGTTACATTATTAGCACCTTGATATTGTGCTACTTTACTAGAACCTTGAGATGACATATCATATTCTATAAATGATGATGTTACATTTGATACTTGTTCTGCATTACCTGCAATAGGAATAGCATCCGCAAATGTGTTTGCTGATGTTTGAGAATACAATAATGGTATAGCTTGTTTTCCTACTTTAAATGTTGTTTGGTACCCATTTAACTGGTCAAATTGAGTTGAACCTGAAACTTGGTTAATACCTACTTGTCCTAATCCACCTTCATCCCATGTACCTAATACATCATAAGCTGTATATGGTGAAATTAGTGGATTTAAAGCATCACCACCAGGATTAATCATATATAGTAAGTTAAATTGTGTTTTACTATTAACTACTGGATATGGATCTGTTACCTGATCACAATATGCTAAATAAGCTCTTTTATATTCAATTACTGGTGATTTACCAAATCCACCTTCTAGACCATCTATAGTATTATATCCAAAAGCTGTTGTTTGTGATCCTAAGTATCTAGGATTTAACCATGGTTCTTGAGTATAATTAGATTCTGGTACTGTTGATCTTGCTGCTGTACCTGATAGTATTCTTTGGAAGTTACTTGGATCATAAGGATCAGTACTATATTCAACTAATTGTATTTTATCATTATTTCTTTCTTGTACTACATTATTTAATGTAGGTTGACAATCAGGAGCGTTTGAAAAACCACCTGTGCCTTTAAATGCATTATCTATAAATGTAGGTACTCTACCATCACCATCTTCTTGTGAAGCAGCATTATTAAATTCTAATTGATATTCACTTACTACAAGTGAATTTTCTACCATAGAAGCTGGAGATGAACCTGATGTCACAGATAATGACATATTTAAACAATCTTGAAAAGTTATTGATTGAGAAGGTAAAACAAAACTAGTTGTAATTGCAACACCATTATTTCCATAATCACCATCTAATGTAACAAATTGTTCTGTATGTAAAGGTGTATCTGCTTCTACTGGTACATTTAAAGGATAATTTCCTTTGTAAATATTAATTGAGGCTGTAGGCCAAGAAGTACCATCACCTGCTTCACCTTCACCATATTTTGGATCACTAGGTGAAATAGCATATTCTGCTCCTTTAATTCCATATTTAGGTGATCCAGGATCACTACCTGTCCAAGCATTTAACAGCATAGAAGCTGTTACATAAATATCATCTGATGGTAATTGGTTAAATATATAAAGACCATCTATTGATTGACTTAATGAAGATGATAATGATAAATAAACATCACTAATTCTTGTTGAAAATACATTTGTTGGAGCTGCTCCAATAGCTGTGTTAGATACAATTTCTAAACTAAAAGTACTTGAACTATCATCATTTGATGCTGATGGAGTTCCTACAGCAGCTACAAACGTAGCATTAAATCCTGGGTTTATATTTGAAAATTTAGGTAATCCATCAGATCCAGTATAATCTATTCTTACTGTGGCTGAATTTAAAGAATCAACTGTTGCCTTATATTCTACATAATCATCATATTCTGCCCATAATCCAAATTGACAGGATCCAGAAGCTGCTGATCCATCTGCTCCTGATACATCAAAATCACTTGATGTAAATGAATATAAAGCGTTTTTTAGTTTTATATTTGAAAACTCAGGGATGAGGTTAAAAAATGTTGATTGAGGTTGTTGGATAGATCCCATAAATACAGGACCATTTAATGACATTGAAATAGCTGCTCCATTTGCTGGAGGCCATGTTCCTGCTATATCAGGAGTATTTACTGTAAGTGTAATAAAATCACTAATTGGAGTTGAACCTGAAATTGATGTTATACTATATTTAGCAGAAGCTGCCGTAAATCCAGTCCCTGATGAAAGTATAACCTGACCCATTGGTTTTCCGTCAATTCCAGATTGACTTACTGATGACATAAGACCAACTGGACTAGTTGCTGTTCCTGTTGCAGTTGTCCAAGCAATCCTATCAATATATATTTCTGTAACACTAGTTGCAGTTGAATTATTAGATGCTGCTGAAGCTCCTGGTCCTGGATCACCTCCACCTGTTGCTGTATCCCATGTTCCTAGGAAATCAATTTGTGAACCAAAATTAGCTGTATCTGATCTTTCAGCATATATTTTCCAAAATGAACCTACTGCAGGTGGTGCTGATAATGTATCATATTTAGTGTAAACCCAAGGATGTACTTCTCTATGATCTTGTAATACTGTAAATGAACCTGAATCTCTTGATTCTGATATTAAAAAGTTATTATTAGGATAATCTAAATTTCCTACTATACCTTGTTGTTTTACATCAAAAATACTACCACCAAAACTTGGATTGTTTGTTCCTTGACCTGTACTTTCATTATAAAATGCACCAAATGGAAGCCAAGGGAATGTACCTACTCCAGAACCTGTTTCTGTTAGCATATATAATTTATATGGTCTGTGTAAGTAAGCATTATACTGTGTGTGATTAGAATCACCTGGACCTGCATCTGATGGAGTACCATTTGGTACTGTATTTGGAGGTTGTATTCCTCTATATACCCATAATTCTTGATCATCTTCAATATCAATTGTAAAGCCAGTACCATCACTAGCAGAATTATAAACTGCTTTACTTTGATATGTTACTGCTTGACCTAATGATTTTATTCTAGCTACTGTGTAAATGTCAGTTAATGCTGGGTCTTTACTACTAGTAATTAAGGCATTCATACCTGCTACTGTAGTTATAGAACCATCACCTGACCCCACCAATATTTGGTTAGTATCCTGTTTGTAGTAATAATTTACCGTTTGTGCCTGTGATCCTGCCATTATGCTAGTATGGGTTTATTGTTATAAATATAATCAGAAAATTTTTGTAATCCAAAGGTATATTTACCTTCATCAATCATTTTTTTACTAAATTTATATGTTTTGGTTGGTTTTTTATATTCGTGTTGGAATAAACCTGGGTATATTTCAACCCCTTTATATTTTTTTATTATATGTTTTTCAGGTGTTGATTTTTCTATTTCATTAAAACTTCTTATTTGTTTAAATGGTTGAAATTCATCTTCCCATAAATTATCTTTCCATTTTATATCTACTAACATCCAATGTTTTAATCCTATTCTAATACCTTCATCTAAAACATGTTTTAAATCTGCAGGGTATTTAAATTGACCTGTTATTATAATATCTAAATCCCAAGTTGTAGTTTCTTCTAAAACACCACCACCTATCCAAATTTTAAATTGGTCTAAATATTTAGTATCTTTAAAACTATTCCACCACACTTCAACTGCTTCACGGGTTGGTCTATCCCATGGTCTTTCTGTAAAATGTTCTCCTATTCTATAAAACGTTTTTTTCATTTAATATTTTTTATGGTGAGAAGAATCCTCCACCTCCACCTTGCACATTATAAAATTGTTGTACTGGTACGGTAATTGATGATTGTGCTGGGTTTGTTATGTTTGAAATATTAATATTAGCCTGTCTACCTAACTGACTAAAACTTCCTCCTCCAGTATATCCATTTAATACTGTAAATGTTATAGTGCCTGTTCCTGTATTAAATCCTGTTTGTACCCCAAGTATCCATCCTGACCCATCTAAATATTGTATACTTGCTGCCCACTGAGTTGTATTTGTAGTTGTTGTTACATTTATAGTCAGTGTCCCATTACCTGTATTTTGTAAGTTATAAAACCCACTAGGTGTAGCTGATATTGTAGGTGGTAATGGTGCTTGATTTTGATTTTGAGTTAGTGGTGCATTAGTTGCTGATGGTGGAATGAATTGTTCAAACGCTAATGGTATTAATTCTGTTGAAGCTGTTATTGATCCTGTATAAAATTGTAAATCAGTAGCGCCTAATCCTCCTAATATAGATGATGCACTTAATATTAAAAATGTTTCACCTCCATTACCAAAACTTCCATCTTTACTTGGTCCTGAAGCTTGATCACCTGCATTCATATACCATGGATACACACTTGGTTTATATGGGTTTTCTTCATCATTATTTGTTTCATTAGACCCAGTATTAAAATTATTTAATGGGTCATATAAAAATCCTAAATTTCCTACTTCTTGTAAACCTCCATCTGCTGTGTTATCCCACCAATTTGCTGTTGCCCAACCTCTAAAAAATGATTCAGTTGACCATAAAGATGTAGGTGAATCTGATTCAGGTGGGAAATAACCTTGAGCAACTGATCTTGTTATTCCTGTTTCGTGTACTACATTTGGATCTTCTCCTGATGATGTAGCATAATAAACAAATTTACCACTTGCACTAAATGAAAAATCATAAAATAATTCATCAAATGATGTTACTGCCGCAGTTGAAGGTGGTTGATCAACAAATATTAATACACTTTGATTACCAAATGGAGGTGATTGAATAGATGTATTACTTACATAATATGTTTCAAATCCATCATCAATTAATTCATTTAAATAATTTGCTGCACCTGCTAAAGTGTAAGTTATATATCCTGAATCTTGTATAAATGCTGTTGTATCTTCTCCATTAATGTCTTCATCAGACATTTTAATATATTTAACTTTATTTGAAGGTACTGGGTCTAGATCTTGGGAAGATAAAACACCTTCTAGATCTCCACTTGCTCCTGAAAATCCTACTCCTACTAGAGTAGATTGAGTGATTTTAATTGTTCTACCTCCATTATATTTTTTCTGTACACCTGAAAATAAATCAGATGCTCTTAATGTTAAAATTGCTTCTGTAGAAGATGCTCCAAAAGTACCAGCTGCAAAAGTAATTGTGTCATCTGGGTCGTATAAACTACCAGTAGCTACTGCTTCAATAGATGATATTCCTTGAGCAATAATTGTTACATTAAATGTTGCTCCAGAACCACCTCCTGATGTTGATGTAGCTGATATATTTGAATAAGTATCATTAGTTGCGTTAGTAGTATCTGTAGATACAGCTGATGTTAAATCAGGTCTATTTGGTATTAAAGATGTATTAACAAAATATACTTGAGTAATAGCACCTTGAGTTCCGCCATATAAGTTATTAGCTTCAATTACACCACCTTGACCTTGAACTCCCGCTCCTGTATATGTAAATTGGTTACTAGTAAATCTTTTAGTAACAAAGGTATTTGTTGATGTAACAAATGATTCTTGTGTTATTTGATTAGCTGGTCCTGCTCCTGGGAATGAAACTGTATCTCCCCAGAACCAATTATTACCTGGTTGTGGTTGAAATGCTGCTGAGCTTGTTAAAAAGTTATCTTCTGATATTGTGTTATCATTAAACCATTGGATATAAAAGAAATAATCAATTCTATTATCTTGTCCAAAAAATGCTTTACATGGTTCATCTTGTAATATTCCAGGTACTATACTATTAATAAATTCACCATTATAAAATTCACGTTGATCAAACCTTTTTAATTGGTAAGGTTTTTGACCAAAAATATTTGATGTTGATTCAGTTATACTAGAACCAATAGGCATTCCAATACCTAATGTTGTTGAAGATGGTTCAAAAAATTCTTGAGTAAATCCTGGGTATTGGTGATAAAATTGTGATGCAGAAACTTCAGCATTTGTTAGACCACTATATGGACCTTCACTTATTATAAGTTTAGCTGAGTATGATGCTGTAGTTAATGATTGTTGTTCACCTGCTTCTACTCCTTGATAATATGGTAGATAATATGTAAATGAAGATGAAACGTAAGTACCAGCACTAAAAGCAGTTGAAACAGCTGTAACATCTATATCCCAATATCCTGTATTATCATTAGTTGAAGCGTTATTAGCTCCTATTTCTATTATTAAATCTCTATCAAATGCTGTAGGAAAACCTGCTGCTTGTAAAGCTGCTGCTGTAAATGTTACTGTTTCTCCTTCATTATAATCTAAACCTATATCCGCAACAGTTACTGCTACGTTAGCATTACCTCCTGATCCACCACCTGAAAATGAAATTGTTGAAATTGCAAATGTAGCACCTGTTCCATTACCACTAGTAGATGACTGTGCTAATGTTGCTGTTGTTTGTGAACCTGCAGTTGTTCCATTAGTATTTGGTTGTTGAGTAACGGTAACAGGGGTTGAAGTTAATAATGGTGGGGAAATATAATTTAAACCTGTTACTTTATATTTTGCTTTTAAGTCAAGATAATTATTTTTTGCTGGGTTGTAAATGTTATTTACTACAGTATTTAATTGGTCTACTTCTATTTCTAATCCAAATTTACCAGGAAAATCAGCCATCGATTTACTAATTCTATTTAAATTAGTATATAAATTAGGTCCATAATCTGATACTGGTCTATTACCTTTCGATAAAGAATCCATAAATATTTTAGTAGCTGTAGCTCCATCTTGACTATTAAATCCAAAGAATCCTATTGATGAAGATGCTATAGCCGTACTAGAAACTGAACCTGTAAAGCAGTAAAAATAACTATATTCTTCGTTTGATTGACTAACTGGTGCTGCAAATAAATTATTAAATGGTTCAAACACACCTGCTGTTCCTCCACTATATCTATAAATTGAAGAACCACTAGCAAAATTTTGTTGTGGGAAATCAGAATTTGGACTTAAAGTTGGAGCCAACATTCCTCTTTTAATAACAACATTAACATCATTTGCTACTGCTGTAGGTGAACCTGCTACTGCTTGTAACGTTGGGGCAACAGATGCGGATATAGATGCAGAAGATAATCTAATTTCTTCTCCTAATACATAACCACTTCCTGTTTCAATTACTTGAAATTGATTAACTTGACCACTATTAATTAATGGTACAAATGTTGCACCAAATCCAGATAAATTAGAACTACCTGTTATTGCAGTAGCTCCTCTACCATCTTTTAAATTAGTAGTATTTTGTGCAGATGCTACTTCTAATACATCATCATTAATCAATGTATTACCTGGTCTTTCTATTGCATAATGTACATTATAATCTCTAGCGAATGATTTTACCGAACCTGAATATGTTACATTTCCGTACGACATTGATGGAGGTGCTTGTACATTCCTTTCTAGTAAATTTTGTTTTATTACTACACCTGAACTTAATGTTGTTCTAGCAGGTGTAAAATCTTCTATCATTTTAAATAATGAATTATCAAAGAATTTAATTAATCTAATAAAATCATTTACATCATAGCTGTCTATATATTTTGTAAAGTAAGCATCCCTTAATGCATCTAATTGTGGGTATGATCTTTTTGATTCTGATATTTGTCTTGGATCACCAATATATTCTCCTAAATTAAAGTCACCTATTTGTGCTATAATGTCATCATTAACTTGATCTTGAGGTGAAAAAGCTACTTCTAAATAATTAATACTAGGATTACTACCACTTGGGTAGCTTTCTTGTTGTACTGATCTATATGGTGATAATGTAGAACCTGAAGGTACAATTGTATTTACAATTCTTACTCTATCAGATACTCTATTTTTAATACCACCTGGTGTTTGATTATAGTATATTGATTCTGTATTTTGTAGCCAACTACCTGTATCGTTTCCAATTAAATGGAATGCACTATCATTATTAAAGGATTGGGTAATGTCCCAAGATCCTGTTACTTTTGGATGTATAGATTCTCTACTAGCTGTGTTTAATTCTGTACCTAAATCTGCTCTAAATACTAATTCGTTTGGTGTTGAATTTATACTATTACCTTGTGTTGAATAAGGGTTTAATACATAATCATAAAATAAACTTTCACTTAATACACAATCCCAATATCTTACTTCTTGTAAAGCACCAGTTAATGGTAAATAATCAATTGAATTTAATGTTAAAGCACTTGCACTTGGAAAATATGATACTTGTGTAGCTGACCAATATTGAGGATCAACTACTGTTACAGAATGTGTAGCTGAAAATCCAATTTCTTCTCCAATTCTATTTGCTCCATAAATGTATGCATCATTATTTGATAAGTTATCATAATCATATGAAGCTTGTATTGACCACCAACCACCATCAAAGAATGGTAAATCTATACTTGCAGATCTATCATTATTGTATCCAACTTGTCCTTCAGGATAAAATCTCATAGTACCATAAGCATTGCTTTGAGATGGTACTGATCCTGAATATGATCCACTTCCTAATCCTGAACCTGTATATTCTAGTGTTATAAATGCTCTTGTAGTATCACCAACCCAAACATTTTGATAAAATGATGATGTAGGTATACCATTTGTTTTAAATCTAAATTGTATAGATTGAGGTGATGTTGATAAATTAGGCCATTTAGAATTAGCTTTAAATGATGAAGTTAATGCTGTGTAATTATCTATACCTTCTAAATGAAAAGCATAGTTATAAACATCTTGTTCTAAATCCCAATCTAAAGTAAAGTCTCTATCTCTACCTCCAAATTCACTTACTCTTAATATTGTAGATGGAATACCATATGAAGTTATTAATGCTCTTAAACCACCTATTGTACCTTTTTTCTTTAATAATTGAGGCACGTTATGGTAAATTCGTTTATATAACGACTGATTTACACTGTTTAATGGGACTATGTCATTCGAAGCAGATATTTCATTATCTACGTATTCATACCCAGAAGGCGTCGCAACTGCGCCACCAATTGACCCAGTCATATATGGGAAAGGGAATGTACTGCCTGAAGGTGTTATACCTAAAAACGCAGTATATAAATCATCAGTATTAAAATTACTTTGATATAATTTTATACCAAAATCTTTAATTGCGTCAGCAACTAAATCTCTAGAAATACCATAATCTAATCTGTTATCAGCATTAAATCTGTTAGTTAAATCCTTAGTATATAACCAAGTATTATCATATTGTTGAGCAACCATATCAACAAACAATTCATATTTTTGATTGCTTGGGTCTGATCTTAAATACTCTGGGATAGCATTATATAAATAATTTCCATTATTTAAATCATATATTGAAGCTGATCCTGCTTGTCCAGTTTCGTCTGTAGCATTTCCTAACCAACTTACAGCTTCAGTACTACCTGTACTTGCTAGTATATAAGGCATCTCTGATGTTGTTTTAGGCCATGATTTAGATGAACCACTATTGTAGTATAAGAAATACTCATACCCATCAAAGTTTTTAATTATATCATCTATTTTAGTTGATAATAAAGCTTTACTTGAACTGTATTCTATATTGGTAGTTTCAGTACCAATATTAGTTGTCATTTGGTTAGTATAATTTTCTATTAATCCAACTTTATAAGCAAAATTTTCTAGTCTTGTATAAGCAGAAGAAAAGTGAACAAAGTTTTCATATTCTTCATAATTAACATTTATGTTAACTTCTTTTCTATCTAATATATTATTTAATTGTTCAAAAGAGCTAGTTAGATCAGTTCCAAGTAATGTATTAAAATTATATTCTTGTCCTGATGCTCCTTGTTGTCCAACTATTTTTAAACTATAATTAGGTCCTGATATTACTTGAAAATCATTTGGTTCAAAATCAGGATAAGGTAATGTTACATTATATGCTTGTGGAGTTGATATTTCTTGTACTACCCACAATGTTGTTTTTTCTTGAAATTGTGGAGGTAAAGGATCATATAGTTTTACTAAAAATGATGGTTCTACCTCTTCAGTATCAACTTTAAAGTTATTAGCTATTACTTGTTGATCATTACCAAAATTAAGTAAATAATCTAAAAAATATTCTGATTGTTCTCTTTCAGTAGCAAAATCATTACCTACCGCTATCATTTCTTCATCAGAAATAGCATTACTTTTTAAACGTAATTCTGTTCTATCACCACTTATTTCACTAATATAATAATTTATATTAATATCTGATGCTAATATTCTTCTATAAAAATTATAAGTTGAAAAATATTTACCTACATCATATCCAATATTATTAATATCTCCTGCTGGGTAAAGACAAGTATCACCTTCAATAACAGAATAGTTTTTTAAATCAAATGCTCTTACATTAGGATCTAATGGATATATTTGGTTTTGATTTTCATCATAAGCATAATATTCAATATAATCTGTTGAAGATGAAAAAGCAGTATCCAATCTAGAGGAAGATATTAAAATATTATCCTCTTCAGTATATTGCTGAAATTCAAAAGTAGTTGGATCTACTTGGATTATAATTGGTTTATTTTTCTCTTCTGCCATTTCTAATATTGAGAATTATTATTTGCAACTGATGCATTTGATACATTAGTTGGTGCTGTTGTTGTTCCATCTGGGTTTGCTCTTTCTTGATCAGTAAACGCAGATGATATAGAATTAAAGTCTGTTATTTCTTCTACACTATCAGCTACATTTAAATTAACTTTTTCACCTGTTAATGCTTCTGCTGTTTTAATTTGTTCTTGTAATAAATCTTGTCTTAATTGAGAAATTTCTCTTTGTAATGCTTCTATAATTTCATTATCCTGATCAAAATTAATATATTCAGCACTTGTTTTAATTAAATATTCATGTGAATTAGTATCCCCAAAAGCAGGTATTTCATAAAATAAATCGTTATATTTTTGGAAAAATTGTTCAACTGTAAAAGTTGCTTCTATTTGATCTGGGACAGATACTACACCCAGCTGATTAAAGCTTGTGTCTATAATTTTAGGATATTCTGTTTTAGAATATACTTTTTTAATAAGGTCTACCCTCTCCTTTGATGCATTTCCCATTTTACAATCTAATTTTAACCGTTAACTACTTTAAAGTAGTAATTTTCATCTAATACAACAGTATTACCATCAACTTCAGTTTGTATTAAGATATTATAGTATCTTTCAGGTTCCAAACCATTCATATAAACTGTAAAGTAACTACTTGTTGCATCACAACTTATCTGAGTATATGTTTTATCAAAATCTACTATAAATTCATTTGTATCTAAATCTTTTATCGCATAATAAGAAGAAGTTGTTAAAGCATGTTGTTTCGTATCTAATGAACTTGTTTTAAAAGTTCTAGCTGGGAATTCAGGTCTAACATTTAATCTAAATTGATTAATACTTTCACTATAAAATACTCCAGCATTATTATCTAATGCACAATAAATATCAGGTGTATCAATTACATCCAATTGTTGAATATCATAAGTGGATAATGTTACATTTGCTGTTGAAACTGCTCCTGATACGTTAGGTAAACTATTTATTTGAGTAGTTGACCACTGTAATGTATCCCCTGCTTTATATCCTAATCCTAATTCTTTTACATAAACACTTGTCATAGAAGAACTATTAAATACTCCTATAAATGTAGCACCTGTTCCATCACCTGAATTTGTTGGTGTTGGTAAGGATTGAGTAAATGAACAAGATATAGAACTTGTTAATTCGTTTGTTGGGTAAGAACCTGTTAATGTTCTCCCTTGTTTAAAATCCCCACTACTAGTACTGTATAAAAAGTCTTGCCATCTAAATTCTAATTGAGGTGGGTATATTGTATTAGTATCTACTGAATAGTAGCTTATTTGAGGTGAAATTGCACTTACTGTTTGGAATTCTTTACTATCTTCCCATTTAACTATAAATCCATCATTATCTTTAGATGTTAATCCTGGTAATGAAATTCCAGCTGATGATGAGTACCACATAGTTACTATAGGTGAAACATCAACATTTAAATCTTTTGTACTTCTTAAAGTATATTCTTGATATGATTCACTAATATTAATTTGTGTTCCAGTTTCTCTAACATATCCACCCGAACCTGTATACCAAGAACCACCTGAACCAGTAGCTTCTGCTTTTGATAAATTCCAACTAGTATCATATGAACCAGTAGAAAATTGTGACCAACCTCCTGCAGGCCAAACATCTGCTGAACCTGAAAAGTCTTCATATTTCCAACTTACACCTGTATAATTTTGTAATTTATCTAAATATTGTCCTGATCCATTATTCCATGAAGATGAAACAGCATAAACATAAACCTTAGAATCTATAATTACATTAGTTGCTTTAGCAACATATAATTTTAAACGAGCATCCCATTTATCATTCCAATTAGAACTACCTGTAAGTGGTACTAATTTACCCGCATCTACTCCAGTTCCAGGTGCTTTCATTATATTGTTTACTACATCTAATATTTGATTATTATCAAATTTAATTAATGATCTTGCTACTTGAGCTGTAGGATTTCTATCGACTACTAAATTAGCAACATCTAATATAGCATCTAAGCCAGTATTCATAGCTGAATAAGCACTATAAATAGAAGCATCTTTTTCGGGAAATAATTTATATACTGCCATAATTAAAATAATGTTACTACTCTACCTTTAATATCAGTATTAGGATATTTAATTTCAAATATACTTGGGTCTAATGAAGGAAATATTGTGCCATTTTGATTGGCAGCACTCATATCATAAGCCCACTCTGAATATCCTTGTGAAGTACCTACTTTATTGGTAAAATTAATTTGTTTTACTGTTTGTACACCATCTATTGCATCTAATAATACAAATAGATCAGGTGTGATTATTGGTTGTTGGATTTGCCATTTATCCGTTTTAAAATAATTTTGTAACGCTGTAATACATCTTTGTAATACTTGGTTGTTATTTTGGTTTGGGTACGTTATTATTTCGAAATCAATACCAAAATTGATAATAAAAGCATTTTTAATACTAATAGTATCACCAATCATTCTATATTCATTAATATAATTTTTTAAATTATTTTTTAATGTGTTTGAAGCTATAGTTAAATAATTGTTTATATCTGATGATAAAACATAAATATCTAATGTTGTTGCTGCTTCATCTGCATTTGGTTTTTGAGTAAATGCTTTTGCAATTGTACCAAATTTAGAGGGCATACTTAATGCTCTAACTAAATAATCATCCTGAGTTACATTTCTCATTTGTGTTGAGAATTGAGAGATTGCATTATTTCTTATTTCATCTATAGTATCACCATCTTGACCTCCACTTGCTGCTAATGGGTTATTAGCTGCTACTGAATCAAATACATACTGTCCTGTTGTATTATTTAATCCACCTTTTAAAAATTGTACTGTTGATGTATCTACTTGTGTTAATGTTCCACCTAATACATTGGATGCTACACCTCCACCAGTTAAGTATCTAACTGTTAGTGTTGTGTTTGTTGGTGTAGTCCCATAAGTATTTGTAAATATAAAATTAGTAGGACTATATGCTGTTGTTAATTTATTTTGTAAGAAAGGTAAACCTAAACCTACATTAAATGGGTTTGGTATTACTTCCTCCGTTGTTGTCGCAGGTGAACCAGCTCCAAATTGTAATTGTAATATATTATTTGCTAAAAATCTAGTTGCAAATCTATTTTGTGTTGATTTTGTTTGAAGTAAATATGGTGCATCTGTATCTGTATAAGAATTTGGGTCGTTAGTGTTTGTATTTCTAATACTATCAAATACTAAATCTTGACCTAAATAATCTACTTCATACCAATTATTACCATTTGAATCTAATACATCTATTATCCCTGCTATAGCTCCAGCATTAATGTTTACAGTTGCAAACTCAACTGGGGCACCAAATGAAAATTGTGTACTATTAATAACACCTGAATATGCTCTTGCTGATTTTCTTAATAAATAATAATCTGGGACTCCTGCTGATATTTGTGCTACAGAAACACTTGTTGGGTTATCTGAACTTGACACTGAAAAATCAATTGGGTCTTCTATAGTAAATGTTTGTGGTGTTCCTGTTGATGTTTGAACCGTTGTGTTTGCATTTACATATAAAGCATAATCATAATCTGGTTCTGCTACTCCACCTACCAATTTTCTTGGTACTTGTTGATATACATCAATTATTACTGTTGCTAAACCTGTTGCTTTAGGTTTATATCCGTACATATAAGCCATGTCATACAAATTATTTGTTTGACGAGCATATTGTAGGTAATTTTCTTGTATTTGATTATCTAAATAAAATGATAATACATCACCTACATAAGATGCCTGTTCCATAAACATCATACCTGGTGATGTTGCAGTAAAATCTGTATAGGTTGTAGGGAAATAAGTTTGGGAATAATTTATTAATTGATTCCTAAACGAAGCAAAGTCCTTATTTATGTAATTTATGTCTCTATTAATGGCCATTATGCAAAGTTTAGTGTTAAGTCATCAGTGATTCCAGTATTTTTTACAGAATAAAATATTTCAACTGTTACATTATTGTTATCTGTATTTTCTTTTCCTCCATCTACATTTAATTCATTTAATATTACATTTGGAAATTCAGTTGATAATTTAGTTTGAATGTCTTCTATTAAATAATCTATATTTTCAGTAGATATTTGATTAAAAATAAATCTTCTTAAACCACCTCCAAATGCTGGGTTACCTGGTCTTTCACCTGGGTTTGTTAAAAAATAATTAATTAAATTGTTTTTAATTGATTTTTGTGTTGTGTAATTCGGAGTAAATACCCCACCTTCGTTAAAAGGTATATCTACACCAATACCTACTCGAGGTCTAGTGTCATTAGGGAATTTTTGTACTGCTCCAAATGCCATAATTATCCTTTACTATTCATTAATCCCATAATTTGATCCATACTAACATTTCCTTGTGGTAATTGACCATTTGGAGATGTTGTATCACCTAACCCTGATACTTGTAATGGAACATCTGCTGATGTAGCATTAATTGTACCGTTAGCTCCAGGTCTCATACCATCTAAAACATTCATCATATTTTCTCTAAGTTTTAACTTATCTTCTTTAGGTAATGGTTGAGCTTCAACTGTTGGAGTTGATACTACTTGTTTGGGTGTTTTAATTGCCTCTAGTAAAATGTCCTTCATTTCTTCTTGAATTGCTTCTTTCACTGCGGATTTTACTATAGATTTTAATTGATTTAATTTCATGTTAAAAAATTTAATTTATTATAAATATTATATTAGTCTGCTTTTAAATTGTTTTGTACTATATAAAATGCTAACTCGTCAATTAATATTTGATCTGTTGCACTAAATGATGCTTCACCTTTTAAAATTACAACTCCTTGTGAGTTAGTTGCGGTTGCAAATCTTCTATAGTAACCATCAACTTCATTTTCAGTATCTTCGACTACATTCATTGTAAACCCATTTACTACTCTTAAAGGTGGAGTTCCTTGTTCTGTACTTTCTTCTTGTAATGCTAGTAATTCATCATTTATTTCTTCCATACTTACATCACTAGGTATAGAACATTTTCCAATTAAGGCATCAATTTTTTTAAGATACCTAAGTATTATTATGAGTGAAATTATTAAAAATACTAACGATATCAAAAGAGCTTTTCTAAGTTCTTTATTTATGTTAAGTAAAATTTCAAATTTTTCTTTTATATCTTCTAATAATGCAATTAAACTATAAGGTACACCTACTCCAGGAGGTACTGCTACTGGGAATGCTATTGAGCTAATTTGTATTTTTCCAGCTTTAAATAATCCAGTTAAATATAAAAATATAGCTGCTAATGCTGTGTTAGCTATTATTACAACCCATATTTGATTTATTTGTCTTACAATTGAATTTCTTCTTTTAATTGCCATTCTTAGTAAAGCATCATTTGGACATCTTCCTTCTGCTACTTCTGCTCTTACATTTTTAGCTGCTATTTTAGTTATACCAAATATAATCATTAACCCAATAGCTAAGGGAAATAATTTATTCTGAATTACAGAAGCAAATTTTAATACTTGTTCTTTTATAGCTAGTAAACTACGTTCTATAACACTTAATACTAATTTATTTACTTTTAGTGCTGCTTTATTAGCTTCAGATTTTAATTTATTAATAGCTTCTTCTGCTGCATCATCTATATTAATTAAAGCTTTAATAGGTAATTCTTGTAACACTTCATTATTACCTGTAATTAATGTTTGATAATCTGGGGCAAATTCTTCTTTTTCATATAATACTATAGGTTTAACTAATATTGTATTATCTTTAGGTAGTGTTGGAACACCAAATCTTAACTCCCATTCTCCTTTTTCGTCTGTTTTTATTTCAGGTGGGGTCGATTTACTATCCCAATCATATTCTTTATAAGTTTCTTCAACTGTAATTTTTTTAACTTTACCAAATATGTTTTTATCACCACTAGGATCTGGTTTTTTAACCTTTCTAGTCTTAGTCTCTAATACCATAGGGTATAGTGCTAATTGAGGTTTTACTATTACACCTTTTGCAGGTTCATTAGTTGCTTTATTATATACTCTACCCTTAATTTCAAAAGTTGAAATTACAGGAGTATTTTCGTTAATTAATTCTCTTACTGATTTAGGATCATCAAGAACTCGTTCTAACTCTTCACCTTCTAATCCAGACTGTTCAGCTATTTTTCTTATTAATGGTTTTCCTTTTTCAGATACTAAATATTGTTGTCCAGCAGCCAAAAGAGTATCCTTAAGATTCATATTCTTAAGGTTTGAAATTTGATTCTTTAATTGACCCGCTGATATCATGTTATGAAGTTTTAACTTTTTGTGATTTAAAAGAATCTATCATATCTTTTATAGGTCTAATAACATCTATTCCTAAACGTGCTTGTGCTCCAGCATTTGGAACTTGTGGTTCATCTTTTAAAGCACTAAACACATTATCAACTGTTTGTATTAAAGCTTCAAATTGTTCTAAAAATTTATCTCCTAATATAACAGATTCTGTAGCATTTTGTTTACCTAAACTAACTACACCTTCTGATGATATTAAGTTTACATTTTTATTTGTAGATTTTATAGCTAAATCTTCATTTGATTCTAAAACAATACTTTTATAAGCCGACATTAATATACTATCTGTATTAGTATTAAATAATAGTCTACCTGAATTCAATATTATTTGAGGGGAATTAAATGATTTAGGTGATATTGGGACTTTTTTAACAGTATTAGAAAAGGGTACAGGTTCAGCTAAAAATCTAGAAAAAGGAGTTACCTTTTTTCCTGTAGCTACTTCAATTTGTATCTGTTGAGTAGATGTTAAATATATTGATGCTAAATCATCTTGAACATTTTCAGTAATTGGTATCCAACCTTCATCACTAACTGCTTCTGTTCCAGGTGCTACCCCATTTGGTTGACCATTTCTTATTATAGATATAGGATCACCATTTTCTCCTGAATTTGACCAATTGTTTTTTATTTTACCTGCTACTTTAGATGTATTACCTAATCTTATTGAATTACCAAATCTACCCTCTAAAATATTATCACCTGAAAAAGGTAAGATAGGGTGTATATTTGATTTTTCTTTAAAAGTACCACCACTAGCTCCATTTAAATCTATTTCTTTTACTTCATCTGTTGTTTTTCTAACATTACCTAATGCTATTTGAAGATAATCTTTTAAAAATGAAGGAGCAGACACACCATTATTTTCAGTTGAATACATATCTGGGTAAGCATTATGGTTTGGAGCATTCCATAATGATATTGTACTTAAATAATAATATGATACTGTTGATGAAGTTTGTGATTGTTGAGTATTAGGTAATTTAAATAATAAAACTACTTCATTTACTAGAGGATATGTTTTTGAACTTGGTAAAAGTGGTTTTGCTAAGTTTGATGTTTTATTTTGTGTTTGATTAATTGTACTAGTAGGAGTATCCATTAATTGAAACTTAATAGTCCCAATTCCTGCCCATTCTCCTACCTCATCCCACATTGTAGAATTAGAGTTTAATGATATATCAATTACTCTTGCAGGTATTATTTTTTTAGAAAGTTCATCTAATTTAGAATTTTGAACGCTTTCGGCAAATTGTTGGCCAGGTCCTCCAAGCAAGGAATCAAACATGTTATTAGCCATTACTTTTCTTTTTTATCCTGTAAATTTTCGTTTAATTTATCTAACTCAGCTAGTAATTCTTCTTTTTCTGCTTCAGATATACCTAATGAATCACCTGTTCCAGTATTATTAACTACCCTTTGTACTATAGTAGCCATTTTAATCAATTGCTCATCATTACGAACACCTATTTCTAAGTATTCTTTAATAAGAGGTACAATTAAAGTAGCATCACCTATATCAGATATTAATGGTTTTAATTCGGATATTAACCCAGAAATTTGTGTTTCTTTTTTCTTTTGGTTATCATAAATCTCACTTAATATGTCGGAGAATTTTTTCTTACCAAATACTACGTTGTCTAGTGCTCCCATAATGTTTTTATTATAAATATGGATATAGAATAAGTGTTAAAACTTACACCAACCGTTTTCTAAGAAGAAAACATACTGAGATTTAAATATATCGTGAAGTTTATCTGCTATTTTAGTAATCTTAGGAGTTTTTACATCAACCATTTCACGAATATAGATATAAAGTGCTTTTTTATTAAATACTTCTATAGTTTCTCTTTTTCTAAATAACTCAAGTATAGCATCTGCTATTTGAGCATCATTTTTCTTAGGAAACAATTCATAAATATTTTCTGTTGTATATTCAAGAAACAATTCAATATATTCACTTAATTCATCTTTTTCTTTAGCATAATCTCCTTGCTCATATACATAAGTTGAATTATCTTTAGTTAAGTTATCAACAGGTACTTTTTTTATTTTTTTATTATAATTTTTAGTATTATATAATATTAACCATCTTTTAACAATAGTACCAAAATAAGAATAGGCCTTAGCTCCTCTTGTTGGGTCAAATAAATGTATTTTAGATAATAAGAAAGTAATTATCTCGTGTTGGAGATGTTCTAAATTTTCTACCTCTGTATGGTAAAATTTAAATGTGTGAATTATATTCTCTGTTAACTTAAAATAGGGGTAATGAATATGCTTAGCATATATATCACTCCTTGTTTTAGGGTCTTTAGTGTTGTTATAGAGAACTATAGCATCCTCCGTATCTTGAGTAAAATAATTTTTACTCTTCTTTCTTCTCTTTTTTACCATTAGTTGATTTTAAACCTTGATATACCATTTTGTATTACCTTTATTTGTTTGAAAAACCAACCAATTTCATCATCACTTTTAAATAAGTCTTTTTCGTCTATTTTCTTTAAACGTTCGTCCGCAAGTTCAATTTGTTTATTAAATTCTTTAATGTATTCATCATATTGCATAATAATATCTTCTTGCTTTTCAGTTTTACGAAGTAAATTCCACGTCGTAAACCCTAAAACTAAAGTTGATATTGACAATACTGAGATTACTATTATTTCCATTATAAACTATCTAACATATTTTTTAAACCTGGGCTTTTAATCTTATTAAGTGCTTTAGATTTGGTACTTTTATTATTATTATTCGTCAATGTAAATGACTTCTTTGGCGTCTCCACGCTATTTTTAGAAAATTTTGGGAGCCATTCAACTTCAAATTCAATACGTGCTGCCATCATATCAGCTTGATGCAAAATGAATGGTAAAGACGTACGAGGTTTTGTTTCGGGCATAAATGATTTTAAATATTTCTCATTAGCCGAATCATATAAACCATCATGTGTCTGGATAGCTAACATTTCATTAAATGTATATTTGATATCATGTGATTGTAGTAAAAATAATCCACGGTCTGGTACAGCTGCAAATGCAATTTTCTTATTATGCATATACTCTTCACCTAATTTATCTCGTCTCCACTGATCAGTTTGAGGGATATAAGATTCATTTTGTGCATCACCCATTTTACCTAAATCATGGTTAATAGCAGAAAATACTAATTCTTCAATAGTAAATGTAGAAGTATCCATTCCAAATTCCTTCCAAACATCATACATTTTTAAAGAAGCATCAACAACTCTATTTACATGATCAACATATCCACCTGGAAATGCTGAGTGGTATTCTTTTTTATGTGATGCTGGCATTAGTATGATTCGTTCTTCATACTTTTTGTAAAAATCTAGTAATTTTTGTTTACGATCACCCGTAATGTATTTACTAATATTAGAGTTAAATTTTTCCCAATTTGACTGGAGTTGTTCTGCTGTTAATGTCATAACTTTTATTTATTTATTATTAATGTAACGTTTAATCCCTTTATCCCCTGGTGCCTTTGTTTCAATTCCCATTTTTTCAAAAACCCTGTATCTCCAAGGTACCGAAAATATTTTACATAGGCACGGGATTTTCAATATCTTTTTTAAATGTTTTTATTTCAAGTAATTTAGCACATCTTTCGTATTGTTCGACATCAGGCCTTTGAAAATAAGCTAATGCTTCATTTAAAGATTGTATAAAAGGTTTTGCTTTAAAATCCATTATAGCTTCTAAATGGTTTCTATCTTTTAAATCTATTTCTTTGATATAATGCCATGCTCTATTAAATACCGTAAATTCAGAGGCTCTTCTAGCTTCATCAACATCATAATCAGGTTTTTCAGATTTAAGAAATTTTTCTAATTTTTGGTGAAATACATTATGGTTAACTATTAATTTAGTAAACATCCCAATTTTAGTAAAAGGTTCATCTAATAAGGATTTACCCATAGTAATCAGCTCTTTAGCATCTACTTCTTTATTGGGGTCCTCAAATAAGGAAAACATTTTATCTTTATCTATCATCTTTTTCCACCTTGATATTCAACAGCATGTCCTTCTGTTATCATTAAATCGTTAACGTTTTTTTCTCCTAAAAATATATTACCTAAACATCTACCATATTTACCTACACCTTGAGAATGTAATATAAAATCATTATTATGTTTGCTTAAAATATCTTTAAGGAATGCTTTTGCAGCTAAACCTCTAGCTTTTTCCTCCAAATCTCTTGTTCTTGATTCTGGGGCATTCATTCCAACTAATCTAATTCTGATTTTTTTCCAAGTATCAAACCCTAAATCAATGGTTGCATCAATGGTATCACCATCTACTACTCTGATACATTTTGCGTTGTAAATATACATAATCTATTTTGATTATACATATTAACTATTCGTTGTCCTTATCCCTAAGTTTTTGAATATACTTGGCTTTTTGAATTTCCCTCCTTCTTTTTACTGATGGTTTAGTAAATTCTTTATTATCCCTAAGCCGTTTTAATACACCTGTATCTCTAAACTTACGTTTTAGGTGTTTTAGTGCTTGTTCTATTTTTTGTCCTTTTTTAACTTTTACTATTAACATCTAATTCTGCTATTTCTTTTTCTATAGAATCTTTAATTGCCTCCAATTGAGCATACTCTTGAACAACATCTTGTTTATCTGGATTTGCTGGGTGGAATCTCCAATAATCTTCCATTATTGTAACTACAGCCATTAAATCGTTTATTTTTTCTGCTTTTGGGTCTGGTTTTTGTGTGTTTTCACTCATAAATTATTTATTTAAAATTATTACCTATTTTCTCTACTATCTCTTGTATATCACCTAATCGAATTCTAAAAAATTCTCTTTGGTTATTAACGCGATACGGTTTCATTGCATGATGTACTTCGCTTTCTAATAGTTCGCCATTAAAACAACGGTAAGCCCATGCTACTTCGTATGGAACTGGCACACCAGTTGCGTTAGAAAGTTGTTTTGCTCTTTCCTCTGGTGTGAGTTTTGTATATCCTACTTTATATAATCCTGGCATACTACTATTTTTTAAAACATATACCCACTGATCACCTTCACCTTTCTTATTATAAATACCACGTTTTTTAGCAGTATAATAAGTAACATTTTCCCACCCATCTTTACCTGGTGTTAAAGTAAAATACTTTGCGGCCTCAATACTAGTATCTGAGTAGTTTTCTTTTATTGGGATATATTTTTTTGATTGTTCTATAGTTATTCTTTCCATTAGTGAACAATTATTTTAAAATTATTTTCTTTTTCTATTCTTTCTCCAATATCATTATTAAATAATGTTTTTGTAAACACTTGTAATGTGTCTCCTACCATTTCATTATCTAAATAAAACTGTTGACGTGGATTATAGTTATATTTACTATAAGTACCTAACATTGTAATGGCTGCTGGGTGAGTAAAATCAAAATACCTACTAATCTGATAACCAGCTATATTAAGTGGTGGTTGAATCTGTGCAAGATCTGTTAAAGTGTAAGTTTGATTACCAACAGGAATTAAATTATTCCAATCTCCATTAGAAAACCAGCTTAATACTGAATATGTAGGTACTGTAAATTGAATAGTATCAAACGCTACCCAATAATCAGAATCATATTGTGTTTCAATTAGTGGAACACCATTAATAACATAGTGATCTGCTAATTCAGACAATTCTCCTCTAATAGTAAAATATTTTGGCCCATAAAATTCAATATGCCAATAACCATTTGCGTCTTCATATGCATTTGGTTGTACTTGCTCATCAATATAAAATTGGGCAATACAATCTCCATCCAAACAAGGGTATGGAGCGATTTCCTCCTTACTGCATGCAGCAAGAAGAAAACCTATTCCAAGTGTAAATAAAAATCTCTTCATTATGCATTAACATATTGAAGTGCAACATCAAACATCTTACTATTCAAATCCATATCTTGTTTAAAGTTTTTAATTTGTCTAGCTTTTCTATGCTTAGTACCTATTGTATAATCAAAATCACCTTCAATAATTTTTTCTTGGATTACATTAAATACACTCCATAAATCATCACCTTTATCTTCAGGTCTAACTGGAGTAATAAATTCATCCATATCAATAGTAATTCTCTTTAATTCCTCTTCTGGGAATCTAACTGCTAACATATTTTTAGCAAAATCTAAAATAGCTTTTTCTTCCATTTTAGTATCGATCATTTTATTCATCGATTCTACTGT